CTGGTCAGCGGCAACCAACACCGGAAACCGCTCAGCGGCAACCAACACCGGAGACCAGTCAGCGGCAACCAACACCGGAGACTGGTCAGCGGCAACCAACACCGGAGACTGGTCAGCGGCAACCAACACCGGAAACCAGTCAGCGGCAACCAACACCGGAGACCAGTCAGCGGCAACCAACACCGGAGACTGGTCAGCGGCAACCAACACCGGAAACCGCTCAGCGGCAACCAACACCGGAGACTGCTCAGCGGCAACAGTAGAAGGAAAAGAAAGCGTTGCAATGGCCATTGGATACAATTCTAAGGCTAAAGGTTCACTTGGATGCTTTATTGTACTGGCAGAATGCAAAGAGATGGGCGGCGAATACCACATCGTAGATGTAAAAAGTGCAAAAGTTGACGGTGAAAAGATTAAGCCAGATACATTCTATAAACTCATTAACGGCGAATTTGTAGAAGCAGATAAAGAGTAAGAAAGCCCTGCGGGTACCACCATACCGCGCAGAGCCGCGTATCTAACTTAATTTGGCTAAGTTAAATACAGGGCAAGTATAACACACCTTCCTGTATTTATCAATAAATAATTTAGGAGGGCATTTTTTATGTCTAAAACACACATCCAGAACACAGAAACACCAACACTTGCAAGTGAGATTATTTCCGACCTTGAGAAAGAAAGACAGAAACTTAAAGCCGAAAACAAGAATCTCAGAGAAACAGTCGTAACACTTGGCTTGATGCTGACAAAGATTTTGAAAGAAGGTGATATACCACATGAAGATGCGTGACGAAAACCAGGTACTTTTATCTGGTGACATTCCGGCAGGGTTCGTGTTCTCACATGAAGAATACGGCGGAACCAAGATGTATGAAGGAAGAATGACGATATTCAGAAAGAATGCATCCTATGACATTCTTCCAATTATTGCACCAGAATACATGATTTCAAGAGAAACAGAGCTGATTGCCAGTGTATATGGTGAAATGCGAAGCCGTACAGTCCGGGAAGATGGTAAGAAAAGCCTTACAGCATATGTAAGAGCAATGGACATTCAGTACCTTGAAAGACTGGAAGAACACGATGCAAACGAAGTTTATCTGACTGGATATCTGATTAAAAAGCCAACAATAAAGATGATTGGCACAAACAATGACAGGAAGTTGGCAAGAATACTTCTGGCAGTAAACAGAAAGAAGAAAGCCGGATATACCAGATCAGACGCAATCAGTTGTTTATGCTGGGAGGAAAACGCAGATGCCGTAGAAAATCTGAAAAAGGGAGCAAAAATCAAACTCTGCGGAAGATTTCAAAGCCGGGAACTGTGGTCGGACCAGAGTCAATCATGGTTAACCGCGTTGGAGGTATCAGTAAAAAGATTGGAGATTTTGTAATATGAAGAAAATCGAAGTAAGAGAAATTAGATTGACCGATTTTAAAGGCCAGTCAGAAAAGAAAATAGGGTTCGGACACAGAGCAATTGTTTCTGGGAAGAACGGATGCGGGAAAACCACACTGGCAGATGCCTTTATGTGGGTGTTCTGTGACAAGGACTACAGTTTAAAGAGCAACCCGGATATCAGACCCGATGATGGTAGAGAATGTCTGCCAAGAGTTGATGTTGACCTTGTAATTGATGGGAAACCTGTAAGCGTAGCAAAGTTCCAGAAGCGCACAGAAAGCAAGCCAAAGGACGGAAAGCCGGGCAAGGTTGCATTATCAAACAAGTACGAAATCAACGGCGTTCCGAAAGCCGAAAGAGACTTTAAAGCCGATTTAAAAGAGAGAGGATTTGATTTTGATAATTTCCTTATGTTATCCCACATGGAAATCTTCACAGATCTGAAAGATGCAGATGCCAGAAAAATTCTGTTTTCCATGTCAGACGGTGCCGGGAAATCAGATTTAGAGATTGCCAAGACGGTTCCAGACTGTGCCGAGTTGGTACCGCTTCTGGAAACTTATAAGGCAGACGAAATCAAAGCCATGAACAGCGCAACGCTGAAAAAGGCAGAAGAACAGTTGAAAGCCATTCCAAACCAGATTATCGGCATGGAGCAGTCAAAGGTTGACACTGATGTTGCCGAATTGGAATTGCAGAAGAACGCTTTGCAGGAACAGCTTTCTGACCTTGAAAAACAGATTGCGCAGGCAGGCAACGAGAAAGCCGGAGAGATTAAAGCAGAACTGGCAGGGTTAAGAACCAAACTGTTAGAGATAGACTCAAAGGCTAAAGCGAACTTGTTAGAGCAGAAATCATCGGTTTGCAATAAAGTTAGCACTCTTGAATTAGACAGGAATATCAAAACATCAGAGTTGAATAGAAAGACTTCTGCATTAGAGAGCCTGAGAGCACAGAAAAAAGATCTTCTTGAAAAATTACAGAACGCCAGAACACGGTATCCCAAAATCAAAGACACAGAATGGGACAACACAGTTCTGGAAAGCATTAAATCCGAGACATTTAAGGACGCAGATACCATTTGCCCGACTTGCGGTCAGAATCTTCCGCCAGAGCAGATTGAGCAGTTAAAGAGCAGATTTGAACAGAAAAAGCAGGAAAGAATCAATCAGCAGTTAAAGGCTAAGGAAGAATGGGAACAGGACAAGAAACGCAAAATTGATGAAGTTATTCAGGTTGGAAACAAAGCGTCTGTCGATATGAAAGAAGCGCATAAGCAAGAAGAAACCCTCACATCTGAGATTTCCAAACTGACAGATGAATTAGAACAGATCAAAACTTCTCTGGACGCAGAAAACAAGAATCTGGAAGCCATACCGAAAGAACCAGACTTCTCAGGAAATGCCGAATATCAGCAGATTCTTGCATCAATCAAAGAGAAACAGCAGGAGCTTAATTCTCTGGACGATGGCGAAGAAACGAAGAAACAGCTTTCAGAGCAGTTATCTGGCAAGAAGCAGGAACTGGCAGTAGTCAACCAGAAAATCGGAGAAGCCAACAACAATGTCAGAATTGACGAACAGATCGAGAAGCTTCAGGAAAGTCAGAAACAGTACGGACAGAGCAAGGCTGATGCACAGATGATTCTGGACGAGCTGAAATCACTGAGTATGGCGAAGAATACAGCCCTTGAAGATTCGGTAAACCAGTATTTTGACGGGGTTAAAGTGAAACTATTCGATACGCAGAAGAATGGCGAAGTAGTAGACGCTTGCATCTGGTACGTGCAGGACAAGGACGGCAACTGGAAGAAACTGGTCGGGAATGCCAATACAGCCCTGATGATGAAAGGAAAAATTGCCATCATGGACGGCTTGCAGAAGTTTTATGGCGTGAGCTATCCGATTTTCGTTGACTGTGCAGCAGAACTGGATAACAGCAGTCTGGCAGGCATTAAGGCAGATACGCAGTTGATATTCTTGAAAGTTTCTGAGGGGGATATGACGGTAACGGAAATTTGAGAAAAGTGGAACAGCTAGGAACTTGTTTGGCGACAGCCTAGCTGCTCCACACAAAATATAGAGCAAACTATATTTGCTAATAGCATAACAGATAATTTTAGCTTAATCAAGCTACAGGTGATTTTGCACCTGCAAAGTGAGGAACGTGTTCACTCACTAGAATCCATGCAAATTTAATATTTGAGGTTTGACAGACCTATGAATTTACATGGGTACAAAACAGAAAATATGCTCTGATTCCAGAGTTCAGTGCGCTTGTAATCCTACAAAATAGCACAGGTAAGAAACGATACAATCACGCAAATAGCGTGTTGGCAAATATATAAAAATATAGAAAAGGAGAATAAAAATGGCAAAAACTTATGACATTTCAAAAGCAACAAAAGCACAGGAAAAATATTGCATGGAAAAAGGTTATCCGCATTTTGCACCACATAATGGAAAATGTTTCAGTTGCGGGCAGAATATCTATTCCGAAAAAGGAAGAACAAGAAGCGGAAAAGAATGGCAAGGAATTTCTGTTGAGAGAGCATCAAAGGAATTAATTACAGGATGTCCGTTTTGCAATAGAACTTATTGTGATTAATAGAAAAGGAGAATTGTTATGGCAAACAAAACACAGTTAGCAACAGCAGGAGAACAGCAGGCGGCAATCGTAATCAACAACTCATTCATTGATGGATTGGTTAAGCAGCTTGAAGAAAAATGCAAATACGGTCTTTCATTCCCAAAAGACTACAACCTCAGTAATGCACTCATGGGGGCATATTTGACTCTGAAAGAGACAAAAGACAGAAACAATAAGCCAGTTCTGGAATCTTGCACAGCTACAAGCATTGCAAACAGCCTTATGAACATGGCAACGCTCGGACTTTCAGTTCAGAAAAAACAGGGTTATTTCATTGCCTATTCCGGTCAGTGCCAGTTTCAGAGGTCTTACTTCGGGAACATTACAATCGCCAGAAGATATGGTATGAAAGATATCCATGCCGAGATCATCTACGATGGTGATAAGTTCAAATATCATATCGAAGATGGAAACAAAGTTCTGGATTCTCATGAACAGGATTTTATGAACATTGACAACGATAAGATTCTTGGGGCATATGCAGTGGTTCTGATGGAAGATGGAACAAAACATCTGGAAGTAATGAACATAAAGCAGATCAAACAGTCTTGGTCACAGGGCTATGGTTACAAGGAAAACGGCAATGGAACACACCAGAAATTCACTGACCAGATGGCAAAGAAAACAGTTATCAATCGTGCATTAAAGCAGATTATCAATAGTCATGGTGATGCTTTCATTCAGGAAGTTGAGGAAGCCACAGAAGAAATTCCAAAGCAGGACATTATTGAACATGAAGTTGCTTATGAAATCGAGCAGAACGCCAATGCAGAAGAATTTATCCCAGATGAGCCAGTAGCAATCGAAGAACAGCCTAAACAGCCGACAGTCGTAGAAGTCGTAAAAACTGCCGAGAAAGAACCAGTTCCGGCAGCAGACAAACAGGAAACAGAGATTCCAGATTTTATGAAGCCAGAAGAGATGTGATCGCATATGATGTACTTCGACTGCATCAATTTTGATTGGTGCGACTGCGGTAAGTTCGGTCACGGTATGGCTCAGATCGGGCGGTGCGAAAACTGCCCGTACTATGAGCCGGCAAAAGACTTTTTCGAAAAACGAGGTGAGAACTATGAGGATTATATCTCAGAACGGGGAAATCAATCTCCCATATGACCTGACAGCTATTATTGTGTCTGAAAATCATATTCAGGCGGTGTTTTCGGGCGATACGCGGAAAATCCCGTATTTGATGGCAAGCTATTCATCAAAGAAGAATTGCGTAGATGTAATGTCAATGCTGAATGATGTAAGCCTTGGAATACATGTTAAAAGCCTTGCGGGAGATGTTACTAAAATTGGAATGAATGAAGTTATATTTAGATTTCCGGAGGATTACGAGGTATGAAGAGAGTAGACAGCAAGAAAGACTGGGAACAGATAATAACCATTGAACTTCCGTTGAAGCAACTCAAATTAATACGAGATAGTATGTGCAAAGTAAGCTATTCAGAGTTAGAAAGCATAAACGGAAATGATATCCCATATACCTATTCCGATTTAGAGAAAACCATAGACGAAGCTGATGCTATCTTAGAAGCATAAATGCAATGTAAAGAAAGCGAGGTGATACAAATTGTTCATGCGAGTAATAAACACAGGCAGTCAACCCGGAAACTGCTATGCGCTTAAATCCGAATCTGGCGAAATCTTACTTTTGGATTGTGGATGCAGATATTCAGAGATTCTAAAAGGAATTTCATACAGGATATCAGAAGTTTCGGGTTGCCTACTGACGCACGGACACGGAGATCACCTGAAATCGTTTCAGAATCTAATGCAGTCCGGCATTCAAATTTACACTAATGACGAGACTGTTGAGAGTGTAAACACAACCTCTGGTGAGCTGATGATCGGCTTACCAGAAAAGAAATCGAAGGACATAGGTTCGTTCCGGGCAACGCCTTTCTACGTCCCGCACGACAAGACGCCAAACTTTGCATATCTGATATCTCACGAAGAATGCGGACGGATAATATATGCGACAGACTTCTCATATTTGTCGTTCACATTCAAGAACATGAGAATAAATCACTTCCTTATAGAATGTAATCATCTTGATGAATCGCCGGAGCAGGATTCATTTAAGTTTGAACACTCCATCCGGGGGCACAGCAGTTTATCTACTGTAAAAGAGATTATCCGAGTGAACAAGACCGCTTCACTCAGGACTATAACGCTGTGTCACCTGTCAGAGGAATGGGGAGACCCGGAAGTGATGCAGAAAGAGATACAGGACGTTGCCGGTGATGATGTTCTGGTGCAAATCGCAAGACCGGGATTGGAAGTCGACTTGAACTTATGCCCGTTTTGAAAGGAGAAGAAATGGAAATTGATAAATCAAAATTAAAGTTGGGAATTTGGTATGAGGATGAAAACGGAAATTTAATTAAGCCAGAAGATGATTTGGCATGTGAAGCACCAGAAGGAGCGAGAACGTACCATTCCTGCTTTCCGTTACAAATAACAGAACACGTTTATGTAGTGCATGGCAAAGCTGAGAAAGAAGCGTGCAAGCACAAACGGAAATATTGGAAAAAGGATACAGGTCTGATAAGGGGATTAAAAGGCCATATATGCACTAATTGTGGGTGTAGCCAAACAAGAAAGTGGTGGCAGCCATGGGGAAGAAAATGGGATTACGGAACGGATACTACACCACTTATTGACTTTCATACAAGTATTGGAGGTGGAAATCAAGATGTCATAATGGCAATGGTAAACAGCGGAGATTATACATTACAGGAAGCACTTGTTGTTTTTTCTACGGCCTGCGAAAGATGTATGAATGTGCTTGCATACAAGTATTTGAACGGAGCAGATGGGTACGAAGAATATTCAGATGAGTGGAAAAAATGCAATACTGAATGCGATTTTTGCAAGAATAGTTAAATTGAGATTCACGAACCATACAGGGAGGAAACAAAATGAAACAGTGGACAGAAGAAGAACTTATTAACGACGGAAACAGATTAAGAAATGCTGAAATTACAAATGTATCATTGAATTTTAAAGATCACGGAGTACTCACCCTTGACCTCACTCTTTCTGGCGGCGGATGGGGAGTTGTATTCGGAGGATATGTTTTAGGACATGGTTACCTTGGCTCGGAAAACTTTAAAGGTTCAAAGGCAGGGCTTGAAGCGATTATGAGAATCATGGACGTTGTTGGCGTAGATGACCTGATAGAAATGAAAGGAAAGCATGTTAGAGTTGCTACGAAAGGACTTGGACATTCAGTGAAAATTATTGGAAATTTCATTAAAGATGAATGGTTTGATTACGAAAGTTTCTTCGAGGATGAGAAACCACCATTTGTGGAGGATTAAGCATGGTATCAGCAAATTTAAAAGACTGGAAAGAAGTCACCAAAGGCATTTACAGATATGTGATCTCTGCAAATGTGGCATACGAAATCCACATTAAATATTGGGATATGGACACAGACATTTTAAGTGCGAATGCAAGTCTATACATTGTTGGCGATTGGCGCTCAAATGATGGTAAAAATACCAGAGAAAGAGAATGCTTACTTGAGTCAGGACCGGTTATGGCTTGCCTTGGGAAAGCTATAGAGGATGATAGAGAGAATAACAGGTAATTAAAAAAAGCACCGACTATTTATCGGCACTTTTTACAAAATCTTGGAGAACAGTAATGACCAGATTATTAAAACTCCTGTTCTCCTGCTTGGCAATCTGCTCAAGCTGTTCTTTAAGCTGTATCGGGAACGTGATGTTAGTTCTGGTCTTATCAGACTTGACGGTCATGTGAAATCCCTCCCTTGTTTTTAGAACATTGTAGCATTTTTGCCTGTCGGTGTCAATCAGATACCAAAGTGGTATCATTTTTATCTTGCAATACAGGTATCGAAGTGGTATCATAATGGTATCAAAGGCACACTGAAAATGAATCGAGGTGATAAGTCTTTGAATAGTAACTATAAAAATTTTGTAAAAGCTAAGGCGATTGAAGCCGAGAACCGAAAGAGATGGCTCAAGCTCAATCCAAATTTGAATGATAATTCGGGAGTCTATATTTTACGCAGAGTTGATGAAGACGGATTCAAGTTTGGGTATGCAGGGCAGGCAAAACATATACTCACCAGATTGTGCCAGCACAGTGCAGGACATCAGCAACACATTGATTTGAGCCTTAAGAAACATGGCTTATATTCAGAAAACAATCCCTACGGATGGACAGTGATCTGTGAGAATTTTTCCGAAGCTAGCCTTGATAGAGCCGAACAGTTTTACATCAAATGGCTTGCAGATCAGGGATATCAGCTTAGAAATAAGACTGGTGGCTCTCAGGGAGCAGGAAAGAAACAGATTGATGAGTACAGACTGGCAAAAGGTTATTACGATGGTTTGAAGCAGGGCAAAAAATCCCTCGCCAGAGAACTTTCACACATCATAGATACACACTTGCAAGTTTCACTGAAACCAGAGAAGCAGAATAATAAAGTATCAATCCGGGCTTTTGAAAGGTTTCAGAACTTGATTGATGAGAAAACGTACGAATAAAAAATGAAAGGAGCTTGCCTTCATGTGACGTAAGGGTGCACCGGGCTTCTTTGAAATATGAAATTAAAATGTGAAATATACAGAGACTCAATGCAAAATTACAAGAAATATGCAATTCCAAGAGCACAGCTCGTTATAGCTGATGTTCCGTATAATGTAGCGAATAATTTTTACGGGAGCAACCCTATGTGGTATGTAGGGGGGGATAATAAAAATGGTGAAAGTAAACTAGCAGGAAAAGCTGCCTTTAATTCAGATTTTAATTTTAACTTATATGAATACTTTCACTTTTGTTCAAGAATGTTAAAAAAAGAAGATACAACACCTGTGCCAAGAGGAAGAAGTAGCAATTCTCCATGCATGATTGTATTTTGCTCGTTTGAACAAACACAAACATTGATTAAAGCTGCTGAAAAACATGGTTTTGTACATTATATCCCACTTGTTTTCATAAAAAATTACAGCCCTCAAGTATTAAAAGCAAATATGCGTGTGGTTGGAGCTACGGAATACGCATTATTGTTTTACAGAGACAGGCTTCCTAAGTTTAGGAACGGCGTTCAGACTGACGAAAATGGAAAAACAATCAGAGGTACAGGGCACATGGTTTTTAACTGGTTCGATTGGGAGAAAGATGGAAAAGATATTCCTAAAATTCATCCGGCACAAAAGCCAGTCAAACTTTTAAAAAGATTGATTGAAACGTTTACTGATCCCGGAGATGTAGTAATAGACCCATGTTGCGGAAGCGGGACAACGTTAAGAGCTGCACATGAAATAGGAAGAAATGCTTTCGGATTTGAAATTGATAGAAATTTCTTTAAGAGAGCAAAAGAAGAAATGCTTGTTTTTGAGGAAAACAGTCAGATAAGCATAGAAGATTTTTTGTAAAGGAATCGTGAATATGGACGCATTACGGTATCAAAAACACATGCAATGGATGCAGAACCGTAAGGATATTTATTATTTCATCCGTAAATACGCAATGTCTCACAAAGGGACTCCAACAACCAAGAAGATATCTGAGGAACTAGATATCAGTATGAGCGCTGTTCAAAGGCATCTAAGGCAGTTCGAGGACGATGGACTGATTGTATTTCACGGAACTGGTTCGCACAGGACATACGAACTGATAGGAGTAAAGAAACATGAAACTGTATGACGTATACGACGGTTCAAAGTATATCGGGGAGCTGACGCTTGCTGAAATATCAGAATTGACAGGAAAGACAAGAAGTCAGATATCGCAGGCAATCAGCGGGGCATATGACATTAACGGAAGATATGCGGTCATATATGATGGGCAGCAAACAATCGCATACTCAAACAAGAATGATCGCAGGATGTTAATGGAATTTGACATTCTGACTCAGAAGATAAGGAGAGCTGTTGGATGGGAAAACTAAAAAAGAGTGGAGGTCTAACACAATGAATAAAATGCGTGAATATGAACGAGGCAGGGAGGACGGGCTTGACCTTGCCAGACGAATTGTCAAACAGGGCGGGATTGAAGCCCTCGAACAGGAATGCAAGTTCCGGGGTGCGACCGGGAACATACCTCTCTGGCAGTAAAAGACCTTGATAAAGCGTCAGAAAAGATAAAAGAGGTTATAGCGGATTCATTTGTAATATTGTCAATCGCCGTTCTGCATGATGATTTCGGTTTTGGTGAGAAGCGCTGTCGGAGATTCAGAAATGGACTTGACCGGGCTGCTGATTATATCAATGACGGTCTGGCAGAATGGATTGATTATGTAGACGCTATTAAAGAAGAGTTAGGGATTGTATTAAAGAATCCCGGAGAATAACGGACAGGTAGCATTTGGATAAATGAAAGTAGGATGAGAAATGAATATTAAGTTAAAAGAAATCAGCAGAGACGATTTAAAGGTAGGAGATACCGTCGGAATTGCCAGAACGGTGAATTGCGGGTGGTTATCGATGTTCCGACATAGAAAAATTATTCCGGTTAAGATTACAAGAATCACTCCAAAAAGAACCAAAATCGAAACAGATATATATGAAGAACATGGAAAAGGCGAAAAGTTTTACGAATACGATGAAAATGCCAGAAAAGAAAATGAACTTGCGGAGAAGTTTGTTCTGGTAAAAGATATGGAGTTTAAACTTAATCAGTTTGAAAACAAATATGGGCTGAAATGGATGGATGACGAAGATATTCTTGAGATGGCTGATTACGTAGAAAAGATAATGAAAATTTTAGACAAATACAGAAAGGAATAACGAATCCTCGGTAAACCGAGGTTGTATCAAGATTAGCATGGTGAATTGATACATAAAGTTTGGCGGAGTGGCTGTGCCTAAGTAAGCACTTAATAATGAATCCAAGCCGATTGCCAGACTATCCACGCACAGGATTTGTAGCGTGGTGTTATGAAAGTATGTTGGTTTTCAACAGGAATAAGCAGTTTTGTAGCGTGTTATCTGGCAAAGGATGTTGACGAGATTATTTATACTCATGTATCGAATCAGCATCCCGACAGCCTGAGATTCTTGCATGATTGCGAGAGGTTATTGGGAAGAGAGATAACGATAATTCAGTCAGATAGGTTTGACTCAGTGGATGACGTGATGGAGTTCACGCACACAATGAATACTCCGTTTGGCTCTCCATGTACGAGATACTTAAAAAAAGAAGTAAGAAAAAAATGGGAATCTGAGTATCCAGATCACCACACCTATGTATGGGGTTTTGATGTAAATGAAAGGAGTAGGGCAGAGAATACCTGCAAGGCTCTAAGTGATTATGACCATGAGTTTCCACTGATTGAACATGGATTAACCAAACAGGAAGCACATGGAATAGCGGACAGGTTAGGATTGAAACGTCCGATTATGTACGATTTAGGCTATCCGAACAATAATTGCATTGGATGCGTCAAAGGTGGCATGGGCTACTGGAATAAAATTAGGAAGGACTTCCCCGAAGTATTTCAAAAGCGTGCGGAGCAAGAGCGTAGATTTGGAAGAAGTTGCATAAACGGAGTATTTCTTGATGAATTAGAACCAGACAGAGGAAATATTAACACAGAAATCATGGAAGACTGCACAATAGCGTGTCAGTTGCTTACATGGGGAAAGTGAGGATAAAAAATGAAATTCAAAAGTAACGCTAAATACAGCGAAGAACCTAAAACTGGAAGTGTTTTTACTTTAAAAAATAATTCTTTAAGAATCAGTATTCACAAATATGTTGGCTGTGGAGATGCACTGTTTCTTAATAGCAGAACACTGGACATTGATAACTACGATCTCGAAACAGAGGATTTCGAGGAAGCTGTCAGCAAGGCGAAAGAAGTTATCATGTGTGAAGTTAAGAAAATCAGAGAAGATGCTTACAGATTCTGTTCAGACAGCAACATTGAATTTGATCGATATTAGGAGGACATAATGACAGAACAGGAAAAGAAGGAACTTCTGGACGAACTGGAAAAACGCATGGATGAGAAATATAAAGGTTGTCTTACCAGAGAAGATGTTGCAACCACGTTGAAAGCACCGAGAGAAAAGTGGTTTAGAGATGAGAATGGAAGTGGAAGTAAATCTTTGATGACAGATGCTTTTGATTCTTCTATTATCTCGTGGCAGGTTTGGGAAACAATCAGAAAGTTGACTTGCGTTATCTGCGGTAAGCAGTATGTTAGACAGCTTGCAAATGTAGAGAATGCGAATGAGGTTGCAGAAAAACTTTGCCAGTTTGTCTACGATTTGAAGATGGAATTTAAAGAGCAGGAGGACACAAAATGAAATTATATTTCTACATTTTGGACAGCGACAGAAAAACAGATGAATGGAATCTTCGTCTTGAAGAATGTGAAGTAATAGAAAAGCCGAAGACATATAAACCGGCAACTAAATTTCCTGACGGAATCTACGCTTCGTTTATAAGAAAAGAATCAATAGGTAATTTCATTAATGAATACAGCAAAGTGGTTGTTCTGGATGCACCTGATTATGAAAAAGCAAAAGAAGTATTTTTAAAAAAATACGACAACGAGTTGGATACACTTAGAAAAAGAATTAATTTCTACGAAAAGCTTAAATCAGCGGTTGAAGATTATAAGGAGGACACAAAATGTTAATCAGAAGCCAGAACAGCGAAATATTGATTAATTTTAATACTTTGGTGGGCATTGAAATTACGGAAGGACCTATAAAAACAATTATAACATCATACATCACCGGATGCACTTATCTGCTAGGAGAATATTCCACCAAGGCAAAAGCCCTCAAGGTACTTGATATGATTCAGGAAGCATATTGTAAATTTATGTCTTGGGACGGAAAAGAATCCGCGTTTTGTATGCCAGAAGATAGCGAGGTGGAAGAATGAAGTACAGAAAGAAGCCAGTTATAATTGATGCACTTCAGTGGACTGGTAAAAATAAGCGAGAAATGTTCGATTTTCTGACAAATGGCAATTGTCCAGACGAGTATATAACAACCGCCTTTCCAGTGATAATAGCTGAAAACTTCTATATCGACCATTTAAAAGTGCTGGGCGGATTGATTATTAAGACGCTTGAGGGCGAACATCTGGCAAATATCGGTGATTATATCATCAAAGGTGTTCACGGAGAATTTTATCCGTGCAAACCAGATATATTCAGAGAAACTTATGAGGAGGTGGAAGCATGAACAGAGTACGGGTCAGATTAGAACAATACAAAGCTGAGATAGAAAAGAAATCACAGTATAAGCATGGGCTTCCAGGGAGTGCGCTGGATATTGTAAATACTCTTTTTAATGATCTGGAACAGGACGAGAAAGAAAATGGTTGGATTCCGGTCAGCGAGAGATTGCCGGAAGACGAAAGAGAGTGTCTTGTAACTCTTGAAAAGATATATGGAACGCCTGAAATATCCATGGGAATTGCGAATTATCTGAGATTTGGGAATGATGGATACTGGAATGAAAAGAAATATGGGTATCTTGAATGGGATAAATATTCAGACGGACACGGTGGAACGAAGATGTACAAAGTTGTGGCATGGCGACCACTTCCAGAACCGTATAAGGAGGACTAAATGGGAAGATGTAAATTAGAGTGTCCAGACGGTGAAACAGAATGCTGTATCTGCTGTGAAAAGCAGGACGATTGTGAAAATCGGTGTGACATGATGGACAGCTATGAATCTGCTGAGGACTGTGAGGATTATGTCGAGGAGGGCGAAAATAATGAATGAATATTTTACATTAGTTTTAGGCATTGTAAATGCTGCATACATTGTTGTGAATATAATCAATCAGAAGTGGGATGTTCTGGTACTTAATGTTATAGTATGCGTGTTATGCATTGCTAATTTTATAGCAAACGATTGAAAAGTGGAGGAGTGTGAAGAATATGAGACTGATTGATGCTGACTTATTAAAAGAAAACATCTCAAAATGGCTGAAACCATCTAAGCCAGATGAAACAGAAATGATAGAGGTTGCAGATGCTCTTGTTAGTACGATGATGGAAATTGACGAACAGCCGACAGCTTTTGATGTGGATAAAGTAATTGAAAAAATGGAAGACAGAAGGGCTAATTTCGATTGCGAATCATGTAAATATAATTTTGATGATGAAGAACCAATATGCAACGAAGATTGTTTGGATGCACTTATTGATGGATTAATCGAAATCGTGAAAGGTGGTGGAGTTGAATGAGAGAAATTCTTTTCAAAGCAAAGAGAAAAGATAATGGTGAATGGGTAGAAGGATATTACGTTTATGATAATGTGAAAAATAAAGCTTTTATTTGCGCTACTCGCCTGCTTTATGAGTGGTTGCCAAAGGTTATGTGGATAGAAGTAGACCCCAATACCATCTGCCAGTTCACCGGGATGACCGATAAGAACGGGGTGAGAATCTGGAAGAATGATATTGTTGAGGCATGGAGTCAAGGCTCAAGAGCAATAGGTACAGTTAAACAGCGTGTAGATGGACTGTGGATTATGTCTCCAGCTTGGCAGAATCATGAGTTCTGGGAGTTGAAACCGAATAGTAACGGAGAAACCACGGTAGAGGTACTAGTTAATGCTTTTGACAATCCAGAATTATTACAGGAGGAACACTGATGCAAAGAGAATTTATTTGCGGTGACTGCATGAATTTTCTCCCGGATTTCCCAGATAATTACTTCGATGTGGCAGTTGTAGACCCACCATACGGAATCAAAGAACACGGCGGTAAGAATCGTAGTAAATATGTAAAGCAGAAAAATGGAAGTTCTATTTATGTTCCTGATGGTGGCTATAAGAATTATGGTTGGGATAATAAACCGCCAGATCGAGAGTATTTTAAACAGCTATTCAGAGTATCAAAGAATCAGATTATCTGGGGATGTAATTACTTTGATTACCAAATGGCAGGTGGCTTGATAATCTGGGATAAATGCAATGATGGTTCAGATCAATCAGACGCAGAAGTTGCTTACTGCAGTCTTACAAGAAGGGTTGACATTTTTCGCTATATGTGGAGAGGAATGTTTCAAGGAAAATCAATAATTGAAGGAACAATACAGCAGGGCAACAAAAAACTGAACGAAAAGCGAATCCACCCAACTCAGAAACCTGTAAATTTATATCGTTGGATATGCCAGAAATATCTGCAGAAAGGAATGAGGATTCTTGATACCCATGTGGGGAGCGCAAGTTCATTGATTGCTTATGAAGAATACGGTCTTGAATATGCAGGCTATGAAATTAATGAAGATTATTACAATGACGCTTGTAAGCGGTTAGAAGAATTTAGATCACAGATTACATTATTTGACTTAGGAATGGAGGAACACAAATGAGCAGTGCAAGTATGAGATTCGGAACAAAAGCGTATGTATGTGCAAGATATTTTCTTAGACCGGGTAAATGTTTCAAATACATCGACCAGCGCGGTGAGGACGTCACAGAACACGTCTATGAGGTCATGGCATTATATCCGTACTGCGTCCTGTTAAGAGATACCAGAAATGGGGTCAGGACTTGCCCGGGGTATAATACGTTGAGCCTAATGCTGAGAGGAAGTGAAGTGAATGAGTAAATCAGTATTAGTAATAGATACACCAGAGAATTGCTATGATTGCCCGTTCGGAACTTCATACTGCGGTGAACTTGAATGTGAGGGATACTGTGAATTAGCCGATTGTTTAGATTATGATGTAATTCTGATGACAGAAGAACATTATGATTACGAAAGCAAATCAAGACCTGATTGGTGTCCATTGAAGCTGTTACCAGAGAAGAAAAGTACAACTGCACCCGTGAGCAATTACGAAGTGCAGAAAAACTTATTTGCCGACGGTTGGAATGCCTGCTTGAGAGAAATTACAAAAACAAGCGATGAAAATGAGCGATAAAAAGCAAGCGATAAGAGGTGAAGTAGATGGAGAGATTAACACTTGACGATACGATAAAAGCACTTAGATGTGTTGCCAGTCAAGATACAGGAGGTGGTTGCTATGCAGACCACGAAAACTTCATACATATGGATGATGAGTATAAACGCATTGTCTGTGGAACTGGCGAGGATTTAAGAGATCCTATCAGCGACAAGGAAGCGGTTGGATGCCCGTATTATCAAGATACTTATGAATGTTGTTTTGAAAATGGAGGATTGTATTGGTTGAAAGATGTTGCAGAGCTGCTAGAAGAACTGAAATCTTATAAAGACTTAGAAGAACAGGGTTTGCTTGTGAAATTGCCAGATGATTTATTTAAAAAAGTATATCGAATAACTTATGAATATACGGAATGTAGTAAATTTGGAGAAACAGTTATTGATTGTGAGAATTATAATTGTAACTGCGATTGTGATTCTGAAAAGAAATTTTATATCGTAGAAAACAATCTGAAATTTATGCTATTTTGCAATTATTATAATGAACTTGACAAAACCGTATTCCTCACCCGTGAAGAAGCTGTGAAGAAGCTGGAGGAACTCAAAAATGAAATTTAAAGAATTTGCAAAGTGGTGCAATGAAAGAGCCTGTGATGGATGTTGGGGAATGCTGGAAGCAATGGCGTGTATTGATTTAATAGGTGAAGTTAAAAAAGTTCCGTTTTGGAAAAGAGAGAAATTTTGGAAAGAAAATTATGAGCAGCAGGTATTGGAAGAGATTATTAATCCGATAGAGAAGAAGTTGGAGGAGGTTCAAAATGACAAGACCTGAGATTACAGCAAAATTATCAGCCATGCTTGAAAAGAAAATAAATCCTCACAATGATCCACGTATTTATTGGGCGAAAGAAGTGACATTCGATTATTCGACAGATCATGCGGTAAGGGTGGATTATATGCGATTCGTGCCAGCAAATAATAGTGTGTCCGGGATAGAAAAAGGTGACTGCTATTGTTATGAGGTTAAATCATCAGCTGAAGATTTTCGTTCTGGTCATGGGTTGAATTTTATTGGTGATTATAACTACCTGGTTATGCCGACAGATGTATGCGCTGCGGTATCCCTTGAAATTCCACATTATGTAGGAATATATGTACCAGAAGCAAATGATCTTACATGCGTCAAAAAAGCAAAGCGAAGAAATCGGACAAGGCCTGTGTCTGAAATACTTTTGATGATGTTCCGGTCTGCGAATAGAGATTATAGAAAAGCAGTAAAACAGTTGGAGGAGATGAAGAATGGCTTATAAGTATTTAGATAACGCTGTCAAATCCATTGAATATCAGCTGAAGAATATCAGCTGAACAGCGCATATAGCCACGGGTATTCTGATGGGAAAGAGGATGCGAGAATAGAATATTCGAAGCACGGGAAAATTGTAAAAATGAAAGTGCTAAGCGATAATGACTTCAACTCTATGCCAGACTACTATAAATCATGGCCCGTAAAAGCATGGTGTAGTTGCGGAAAACCACTTAATCGACTGGATTATACATTTTGTCCGTATTGTGGAGGATTGATTGCGAGAGGAGATGAAGAAAATGGCAGATAAAACATGCGAAACTTGTATTGAAAACGACAACGGGCTGTGCGACCGCAAAGGCATCCTGATAGAGGAAGACGATACCTGTGAAAAGCACATATCAAGTTGGAAAGAAACAATGATGGAGAATTTTATCCGAAAATCAATGTGGTAAGGACGGAAATGTCCTTGTCAGACGGGAAGGTGGCTAAATGACAAATGTGAGTTGGATTCGATTAGAAATAGATATGTTCGATAACAAAAAAATCCGGCATATCAGAAAACTTCCAGAGGGGAACAACATCGTTCTAATCTGGATGATGCTCCTGACGATGGCAGGGCGTTGTAATTCAAACGGGATTATTTTTTTGACAGAGAATATTCCATATACAAATAAAATGTTGGCTGACGAGCTGGACTTTGATGAGAGTGTGATCGAACTTGCACTTACAATTCTTGAAAAATTCGGCATGATAACCAGAGATGGAACATTGCTTTCAATTCCCGGATGGGAAGAGCATCAGAATATTGACGGGCTTGAAAGAATCAGAGAGCAGACAAGAAAACGGGTTGCCGAGCACAGAAAACGCCAGAAAGAATTATCAGAGGAAGAACGTACGCCGAAGATTCCAGAGCAGATTTCTTGCGAAAAAGATTTAGTCAAGCCCGGAGATGTTCAGAAAGTTGTTGATGAATGGAACAAGCTTCAGCAGTTCGGGATTCAGCCAATCGCAAGAATGACAGCAAGGCGAACGCAAATGCTGAAAGCAAGAATCCGAGAATATGGCATGGATAAGGTAATGGAAGCTCTGAGGAACGTAAAAAACAGTGACTTCCTTATGGGAAAGAAAACTGATTTTATGATAAATTTTGAATGGTTTGTGAAACCGAACAACTTCTTAAAGATACTCGAAAACAAATACCACAACAGGGAGGATATGCGAAATGGAGCTGACGCAACTCAAAGAAATGTCGAACCAATCATCCCACTTGGAGAATGGAATGGAGAAGAATCAGACACCCCGTTCGCTTGAATGCCCTGAATGCGGGGACAGCGGGTGGAGATGGGTAAGAGATGCAAGTGGTATTCCCTATTGCGAGGAATGCCCTTGCGGAATCAGAAAAAGAATAATCCTTGAAAATCAATTGAAATTTGCAGAGCTTCCAAACGTGTTTAAAGGCTCAAATTTCAATGATTTGAAGTCAAGTGTATATTTGAACGCCGAGAGCCGAAAAGTATTTTCTCAGGCGGCTCAGGCGGTAAATTACTGGTTTAAAAATCTTCCTGATATGCAGAAGAAAGGAATAGGGCTATACCTTTTCTCAAACGCAAAAGGTTCTGGCAAAACCAAAACAGTATGCAGCTTGGCGAATGAAATTATGAAGAAATACCAGAAGCCAGTAAAGTTCACCACATCCCTCAGGATTCTTGATGAGATCAAGAATACATGGGGAGACAAAGGGAATACGGAAGGAAAGTTGATAGAGGATTTGTCCAGAACAGAAATCCTTATCATTGACGACTTCGGCGCTGATTCTGGTAAGGAGTGGATTAACGAAAGATTCTATAGCATTATCAACGGGCGGTATGTCGACAGGAAAATCACTATATTCACGAGCAACTGCCAGATATCAGAACTGAAATATGACGAGAGAATCACAAACAGGATTCTGGAGCGATCACTTGAAATCCCATTTCCAGAGGAATCTGTCAGAGAACATATAGCACAACATTTGAAAATGAAGATGGTACAAGGAATGCGAGGTAAAGAGAATGAAAATAGCTGTTAAACCATGGGGCGAAATGTCTTTCAGAGAAATTCAGAATTTAAAAGAAAAGCAATGTAAGCATTGTGATTATTTTTCAAAGAATAATTCTGGAGGGTTATCATATGGAACTTGCGATTACATCCTTATTAACGATCGCATGAGAGGATGCCTACCGACGGAATGCGTAATGAAAGGGATTTTTAAAAGAAGAACAGGAACAAAAAGAAGAGCAGCTTTGAGAATTTAAACCTTTGAAAGGAAAAGAAATGAGAACAATAAGCGAAATGTATAAACGTTCCGGGGGAACAGCATATCAGCATAAATGTTCTGAATGTAGATTCTATAGGGACGGAAAGAGGGGAAAATGTCTGATGTACGGCGGTGATCGGGACTGGCATGGAAATTTTATTGCCTGTAAATTCTTCAATCTTGAAGATGATATGCCGGAAGGACAGATGAATATTTTTGATTATGTGTGAAAGAAAGGAGGAACGAGGAGCCGCTGGCCAGCGAAAGGATATCCCGGTTCCTCCTTATTTTTTATGAATAATGGCGACTTGAAATATGCAATTGAGAATGGTATCATCAATTTGTCTCACATACAAGAGCAAGTTGAAATGAATAAAAGGGAAGAAATTTTAAAAGAATACAGGGACAGTATATGGAAGGCATCTGACGGATATTGGAAAATCCGTATGACTCATGACGAAACCGGACAGCGGAAGATGTTCAAACGTCGGTCTAAACAGGATTTAGAGGACTTGATTGTAAAAACACACCGAGAGAAAGCAGAGAATCCGAAAGTCAAGACTATATTCGAGGAATGGGCGCAGCGCAAGGTTGATCTGAATAAGATTTCAATACAAACTTATCAGAGATATCAGCAGGACTTTAATCGTTTTTTTGGGACTATGGGCGAACGCAGAATTAAAAACATTGAGTCAGAGGATATCAGCAACTTCCTGGAAGAGCAGATCAGTGAACACAATCTAACCGCAAAAGCTTTCTGCAATCTTAAGACAATTACCAGAGGTACCCTGAAATGGGCGAAGCGTAACAAGCTGATTGATTGGAACGTGCAGGAATTATTCTATGACTTGGATGTCACCGATAAATCTTTCAAAAGAAATATCAAAGAAGATTCGGAAGAAGTATTCAACGACGCTGAAATGGACAGGATGATTGACTACTTGAAAGACAATCAGGACATAGTAAATCTTGGCATTATGCTTATGTTCGTAACCGGGCTGAGAGTTGGGGAGCTATGCGCTTTGAAATGGAATGACTGGCTACCACATATCAGTACGATTAAAGTCAGAAGAACGGAAGTAAGGCATTTTGAAAACCATAAAGGCATTTTTGAAGTCAAAGACTTTCCGAAAACAGAAGCAGGCGTAAGAAATGTAGTGGTTCCTCAGGGGTGTATATGGATATTACAGAAGCTTAGAAATATGTCGACATTCTGTGAATATATATTTTCTAAAGATGGAAAGCGATTAAATACTTATTCGTTCAGGAACCGGTTAAGAACAGTGTGCAAGAAAACTGGTTGTATTCAAAAATCACCGCATAAAATACGAAAAACATATTGCACGATATTACTCGACCACAGCATAGATAATCAGATGGTCACATCACAGATGGGCCACACAAATATTTCGTGTTCCGAGAACTACTACCACAGAGATCGAAAGGACCTCAAGAAAAAACAAAAAATCATGGACAGCATAGATGAATTTATGGTAGTATCAAGATAGCTTTTTTTGAGAGGGAACAGCCAGGGAACAAAAAGGAACACCCTGCAAAAGGTTAGAAGCATTGGTTTTATAGGAAAAATAGCAGTTTAAAGATACGTTCGATTCCCGTACTGGCTGCTAACGAAAACCTTGTAAAATCAAGGTTTTTTGTGCTTTTTAGAGGTGTTTAAAAGTTCGAGGGAACAGGCTAGGGAACAGGTAAGGAACAAGAACAAATATTCGAATTAAAACCATAGGAGGAAAACTTGTGTGTGAGACACAGGAAAAACCATCGTAGACGGCAGAAATGCGGTCTTTTTTTGTTTCCCAAATTATGTTAATATGGTTGTATGGAGGTGGTGTTGTGGTACATACCGCATATGATGTAATGAAAGAATATCTGATAACCGGTGCAGAACTTGATGGACAATTTCAGATACCAATACTGCCGAAAGTAGATTTCTCAGCAGGCAAGTCGATTGACTTTGCGTCTTCAAAATCCAGATCATTGAAAGGTCACAAGGACCTGACCGTAAATTTTTACATTGACGACAAAAGCTTTCTACAGGTATGGAATCAGCCTGACCAGTACATTGAGCACTTAAAATGTTTCAATTCAGTTTGCAGCCCAGATTTCACAATTGCTTCCGGGATGCCAAGCGCGTTGAACATCTACAACCTGTACAGAAACCATGCTTTAGGCTATTATTGGGCGATTATGGGCGTTAAAATAATTCCGTCCGTAAATATTATCAGTCCGAAGGAAATGCCGTGGATATTTGATGGAACGCCGCACAGAAGCACTGTATCATGTTGTACCAATGGCAGAGTGCGGTCAAAGTCTGCCAGAATGGAGTTTTGCGAGAATTTTAAGGAAATGTTGGATGCGATAGAGCCGGCAAAGGTTGTGATCGTAGGTATCGTGCCGGATGAGCTTAATGTGGATGTGCCAATTATAAACCTCAATTCACGAAGCCAGAACATGAAGGAGATGTTCAGAAAGGAGTAGGCATGGGAACTATCAGCAGGGAATCAGCGAAGCGCAGGAGTAAGGAAACGAGCCGGCAGAAAAGGCGTAGGAGTAAAATTTCTGATATTACAAGAAGAAAGAATACTACCAGAAAAGACGAATTGAATGTAATGAAATAAAAATTTACATCACGCCGAGGCACGTTATAGGAATTTGTATACAAAATGCACAAAATAAAAAAGTCGCAGGTCTGAATTAGTCTCAGATTTCTTCGATTTTTTTCAGATTTTCCCAGTTCAAACCGTCCCGGTTTTGATTCTGTTTCTAATTTGTCGTACATTTTCTTGGGGCCTTTGTCCCTCCCGGAACGGTCCCGGAAACATCCGGTCGATCAGGAACAGACCGCCACCGGAAGCCCACGAAACCGCACCGCCCGGCATGATCTGGCAAAACCAGAGCCAAACAACACAGCTCGCCGGGGATAACCCGGGAGCGGACCGGGAACAGCTGTGGAAGTACCGAACCAGTACCAGACACAGCCAGAACCAAAACCAATTCTAATAGAACACTATAAAACACGTTTAAAAGCGTTTTCATGCAACTACGGTAAAATATACAGGGAACACATAAAACACGCTTAAAAAGCCAAATACGGCGTTATAGAAGTATTTAAGGTACAGTCGCCCAAACAAAAACGTCTAAAAGCGTACAGAAATAAGACCGCCGGAACGATCATCAACAAAGTCCGCATAGCTTCGCACAGTCTGGAAGTATAAAGACCAGACCGGGCAAAGCGTCCGCGCAACTATACAAAATAATAATAACCCCGTTGTGCTCTGCCGTCAATCCCTGTTATTAACTCGATATTTGAAGATTTAATGCGGTTTTATATACTTGTGATAAAATATACCGGAATCGCGCTAAAAGCCGTTAAAACGTCAAATAGGAGCTAATACAACTATATGTAATTGCCAATGTGCATCAAACCGGAGAACAATCCCCGGCGAAGTCCCGGCACAGGTCGCGAACCACCGCCGCCCGGAGCGGATGCAGGACACCAGAAAAAGAGCAGCGCTTTACTGCTCTAAATCAGAATATTTTTCTAAAAAATTCAATAGTTCCGAATCTGTAAGGCTTGCAGCTTCTTTACAGATTTGGTCATATTCTCCAATATATTCCATCGACCCGGCTACAACCTCAATTGCAGCCTGTTCTAATTTTTTTCTTTTAGCTTTCGACATAATATCACTCCTCTATGCTTTTTATGAAAAACACAAAATTATAAACTTGTTCTTCTTTATACTCACACTAATAATTTAGTTGCTTTCGTTTTTTGCATTTTTGCAAACTCGATTTCCGTATAGTTTTTCCCGGTCACCTCGTTTATAAATGCCAAGATCCCGGCTTTTGTAAAATCGAAGCGGGTAAAGTCAAATCCTGTTTGCGCAAGCCTATATTCATAAGAGCACCCACAGCCCTCAGCGCCGTAATATGTGCCATCGACATGTAATGCGTTAGGCTGTACCACTGGGTACCCTTTTTTATTTGCGTCGTGTCTCTGGTAGCCGCCAAAATCTGCAACAACGCGCAGACCGTCCAGCGTGTCAAATTCTGCACGAACTCTGCAATTCGGCACGTCTGAGCCGTTTCTGTAGCCTGTTCCCGTGCATCCGTATTCTACTAATGTTAATTTTTTCATGTTTTTAATCCTCCTGATTTTATTTTAAAAGGCCGCCGGGGAAATGCTCCCCGGTACGCTTGCCGGCCTAATTTTCCGTAAGTCTTTTGAAAATATCAATTGTAAGAGTTGCAAGCCCTCTTTTCTTGTCTGACATATAACCATGTCTTTTACTTCTCAGCGCTTTTTCAGCAGTTTTCAAACTGTTTACACCGTAAGATGCGGCTTTTTGAAGTGCCTTGCATTCTTCAGAAGTAACCGGAACAGCTTTCAATGTATCGGGATTAATGGAAAAATCTTCTTTGTCTCCTGGGCGGAGCATCTGGCAAATAGGAATATAAAAATCCGTCCCCATGTTTTCGCCAATATTCCAAACAAAGTAGTTACCCGGGATTTTCTTCACAATTTCAAAAGTATGTGTATTCCACAAAGATGTAGAAATGATTTTGTTTCCCTCGATTTTTACTGTTGCGTATGCCATATTATTTACCTCTCTTTTTCTTATTTTTTTTGAAATCCGGCGGTTGCGTTGGGGCTACGGCTTGACCGCCGCCGGAGGGATTAGTCTAAATAATTAACCTTAGATATGCTATATTCTGTTTTTAGTTTCTCAAAAGCGCGTTCCGTAACTATATAATAATTTGTATCGTTTTCCACTTTATCAAGACGAATCCCACGCCCTTTTAGACTTAATTTAGTTGTTAAAAACCAGTGATCACCGTAATAACTCCGGCTTGCGTCAATCTGACATTCTGGCTTTTCTTGCCCCATTTCCGGCGTGTACATATACAACCCGGGAGCGGCAACCAGGGCGGCTGTCTGACTCTCTAATGTCTTTAATTTTTGACGCCCGATTCTGCGAAGTGTCAGCAGTTCGGACTGCGTTATTTTGCTTTGCCTTGCTAATTCTTCAGCGGTTCCAAGGTAAAACTCTGTAGTTTTTACAGTTTCAGAAACCTCGAAGAACTGTTTTAAGTTTATGAATCCGGTCGACTCCTGAACCGGGAAAGGAATGATTTTACACATTGTTTTTTCTCCTTTTCTGTGATATTCTGTTTTTGCTGATATTTTAATGATTTACAATTTATACTGTGGGGGAATCCGGGCTTTTCGTCCGGATTCCTTTTTTTATGACGCCATTTTATAAAGAATCAAGAATCTTAATTCTTCATATTGTCGGGAGTTAATCCCGGTGAAGTCGTTCCCGATCAGGTCCAGGAGCTTTTCCAGCTTTCTTTTTGTGTGGGCCTTTTCAATCTGGGACAGATAGATGTTATATCTCATTTTTTATTTCCTCCAGTCTAATAATAAGCCCTAACTCGTTATTCTTGTTTGATCTTGTGATATAGAAATCAATCACCCGATCATCAAAATATTTTTTGCAGGTCTGAAGCATTTTGCCGCTCATTTCCCATTCTACAAGCTCGCTTTTTCTGCCTTTCTGGATTTCGAAGAAATCACAGTGCATTGTGTTGAATAAGTCTAAAAATTTAATCATGTTTTTTTCTCCGTTCTCCCGGCTCTGCGTCCGGGTTGTTTGCTCTCTGTTGATGGTTATATATTAGCATAGTTTAATAATGGCGTCAATGGCATAGTTTAATAAAATATATTATTTTTAAAATAGTGTTTTTTCTGCACATATAATAGGAAATAAAAAATATCGAAATAAAAACCCATAGCCAATTGACGCATAGTTTAATAAATGATATAATCAAAGCAAACAATAACAGGAGGATTAATGAATGGCATTTAAAGAGAAAGAAAAGGAACTTTCATATATTGCACAATATCAAAAAGACAAGTACGACCGTATAACAGTAATGGCACCAAAAGGAACCAAGGAAGACGTAAAAAGAGCAGCCGATCTAAAAGGCGTCAAGATGTCTGCATTCGTTCTGGAGTGTATACAGAAAGAATTGGAAAGAATGAAAAATTAGTAGAATAGTTTAATAAAATACTTGACGCATAGTTTAATAAATGATATACTGTAACCATAGAAAGGAAGTGGTTACAGGAATGAGCAATTTGTTTAACGTTCCAGTCAAAGACGGCATAGGGATATACACAATCACAAATCAACAAAGCGGAAAGAAATATATTGGTTCTTCATCTGAACTTTTAGCAAGAGCTAGGCTACACAAGAATGGTATTTTACGAAAATATCATAGCAACAAAGACATACTGGAAGATGCTATAAAAGGATGTGATTTTCGTTTTGAAATCGTCAAAATAATTGATGGTTCTGATTGCACAAGTTTTGACGAGTTGAGAAATAAAATGCTTCTGGAAGAATACAGAATGATAAAAGAAGCGATTTTGAACAGTGAAAATTTATACAATCGCGAAACAATAAACGTAGTTAATGGGAGATTGAAGCATATAAAAGAGAATCAAGAAAAGGTCTTAAAAAGGAAAAATGAAGTGTATGAGATGTTAAAGCTCCCGAATGATAAATTGATATACACATATAAGCATAACATATATGCGAAACATGAATTAAAACTATTCGAAGAAGAAATCTTAAAAAGAATGAGTTGAACCAATCACGCAGCCCCAGGAGGGGCGGAACGGAGGACAAAAATGAGAAAAGAAGATTTGCTTAACAAGAAAAATGAAACTGCTGAAAACTTACAGTGGTACGTTAGAGACGTTATCACAGACGAGGACTTGAAATGTTTTTCAATTCCTCAGCTTGAAAGATTGATTAATCTTGTTGAGCGGGCTGAGGCATTTCGCGAAAAACGTGAAAGTTTTTGTGCATTATCAGTAAATGAAGTGGTACAGAAGAGCACCGGACGAATTGCATATTTTGAAAACTCTGGAGAAATCCGGGAAGAAACTCCCGAAGAGTGTATGCAGGGAGCTGCTCGACAAGGGTATATCAATTACCTGAATGGCAACGAAAAGGCGTAACTAAAACAGTTACGCCCCGCTTGATAAGACCTTACAATCTTATTTTAACATATTTCAACTCAACGTCTCGCCGTTGATCGGGACGACTCCCAGTGAAATCATGGAACACCGGGAAACAACAATAAAAATTGCTGATATCGAAATTATATGTCAGCGCAGGGGAAAAGTCAAGGAGAAAATAAACATGAAATTAAACACATTGTCATATGTCCTCTGTTCCGAGGACACAATTGAAGCTGGTAAAGAATATTTCTTCGGTCAGCTCTGGGATGGAAACGGGGACGGCGAGGAACTTTTGGAGTCCGGAGCAATCGCCGTATACCAGAACGGTGAGGAGTACATTGTTGATTTCGAGATTCTGGAAGCTGCGGAAGATATTTTACAAACCCGTGTTAAAGTTACCGGGATTAACTAGGAGGAGAAAAATGAAAGAATTTGAATTAAAACAGGTGGCGCGGAACAATTCCGAAAACTTCGGATGTTCCAAAGTCACAGCAGCTTGGCTGTGCGGCACAGAAGCCCAGAAAGAGAATTTTATAAGTTCTCTGGGTGAGAACTGGGTGAGAATCCCGGCGGAACTCGTTGACGAAACCGCCGAGCAGAATTTTATTTCATATGCTCGGGCATAAGGAGGAGGAAAAAAGATGCTAGAAAGAAAAATTGATCGAGCAATTGAGAAAGAAGCAATGAAAACCGGGAAGATGGGAACCGAACCAGTGACCGTAGAAATGACACTGACAAGTGGAGAAATCGAGGAGTTTAGAAACCTCGAAAAATATGACAGTAAAAATTATTTCTGGGAAGTTGAGGACAATACTCTTAGAATTTCCTACACCGAAGAAATTTAAGAAAATGGAGGAAAAGAAGATGAAGAAAACAATTGATTTATTAAACAAAGCTGTAAAAATGGGATTTGACAGAGAACAGGCACTTGCAGACATAGACGCAAGTCTTGACGCCGAACTCGAGGAAAGGCAGCCGTTGATGGAGGAAGAAATACCGGAAGACCTGTACAATGGCATCCTGTGCGGATTTGTACAAGAGAGGGAACTGGATCAGAATGATTAAAAGAATATGTTCTGTCTGCGGCAAGGAGTTTAGCGGCGGAAGTGCCGCCGCTAAGTACTGCTCGGAAGCCTGTAGAAATACGCCTGTTTTTACGGACGAATTTAACGGCGAGGTGCACGGACAATTAAAAGTTATAAACGCATATAGGAAAAATAGGCGTTTATATGTTGTGTGTCGCTGTAAATGTGGAAACACATGCACTATGCGCTATGATGCTATAGCGTCCGGGAAAAATGTGTCGTGCGGATGCGTAAACAGGGAACAAAACTATTTAAAACCGGCAGATTTGGCCGGGAAAGTTAACAAATACGGATGCAAGGCAATTAAATATCTGGGAGCTGGCAAAGAGGGTTCAGATTGGTTATGCCAATGCCCTTGTGGGAAGGAATTTAAAGTTCCTGCGGGGCGTTTTTACAAGATTCAATCATGCGGATGTGCTAGACTTAGGAGCTGGGAAGAAAATATTATAAAAGCTCAAAATACAGTAAAAGAGGGGTTTGAGAAAAATACTTCGGTATTATCTATAATGCCAAGAAAAATGTTAAAAAACAATACGTCTGGGGTCAAAGGTGTTTATTGGGATAGAGCAAGAGAAAAGTGGGTTGCGCAAATAGAATTTCAAGGGAAAAATTATCGTCTCGGCAGATTTAACGACATTGAGGACGCCGCGGCGGCACGCAAAGAAGCAGAGAAAGCGCTATTCGGAAATTTCCTCGACTGGTTCCGCGAAGCATACCCGGAAAGATGGAAAAAATTAAACAAGTCAAAAACAAGGAGCGAAAAGTGAGATCAGTAATGATACAAGGACATATGGACGCCGCCCGGTTTTCAATGCCGGGATGGAATGGCAAGCGGGGCGAAATATACCCGCTTCCGCCTTTTTCTACAGTTGCTGGGATGGTCCATTTTCTTTGTCAGTGGGATAGCTGGCATGATATGAAGATATCTGTATCCGGCAACGGAGTCATGAACAAGCCGGAAATTTGCATGAGGTGGCGTGGCGGAGCTGTCGCAGGATCAGAGACAGAGGAGTTTAAGCAGCGTTTTCCGGTCAGGGTAAAATCCGGGAATTCTTTTGTGGGCTGGGTTAATACACCGATTTATGAAAGCGTGGTGTCTGATCTGGACCTGCGGCTGCATATTATGCCGGATAACCAGGAAGAAGTTGACGTAATTTACAGAAAAATCTTAAATCCCCGGACATTTCCAAGTCTGGGACGGCATGAGGACTTGATAAGAATTGACAACGTGCAGGTTGTTGACGTTTTGCCAGCACAGGAAATGACACTTGATATGTGTGCTTATGCACCGGCTACAGTAGAAACGCCCGGAACTGTGTACACAGTTCACAAAGATTATACGATCAGTAAGGGAAAGCGAAGATTTAATGATGTTCGAGCAAAATATTTAGATAGAGGAACGAAAGTAATTACAGATTGTGATAATTTAAACAATCCTTGTTTTTTCATCTGATTTATAGTATTATTTAGACAACAATTACTGATGTAATTGAATGTAAATTTGAAATAGTACTGAATAAGTGCAAATTTTAATATCTCCATTTTGGAAAGACGCAAAATAAGCCCCCGGGACTATCTCCCGGGGGCTTTTGCTGTCTTATTCTGGCGGCGTAACGACGGCGCGGCACTCAGCCGGTAAACAGCCCCACCGCCGAAGCTGTTAAAATACATTTATCACAAAACCGCCGAAGTTGTCAAGCAAAAATTTTTTTTATTTTGGGACTTGATTTTTAAAACCGACGTGGATAAAATAAAATCAACGACAGGCGACGGAACTCAGGAGGGGAGCGGTAGCCAGAGCACGAAAAGAATAAGATTTTAACAGCCAGATCACGCCGGACAAGGTGCCGGAAGGTCTGGCTTTTTGTGCGCTATATGCCGGAAAATTTCCGTATTACAAGACGTATAAATATATAATAACTGTTTATATAATCCCCTCCAAGATTTTAGAGACCTAGAGTTTATTAATATACATGCTATACAGTACCGTATAGATATATAGAGTTAATAAGAGTAATGTAACAGTAAAAATAAAATCAAATAGACTGTTGACAGTGATCTAAAAGTATGATAAAACAGAATTAACAATTGAATAAGCCGAAAGGCAATAATGATAATTAAGACTATTAGACGACTAAAAACCGTAGCAGACGGAAAGAAAAGGAACAAATAAGAGTTCTGAAAAAGTATCTGCAAACGTGTTTTTTGTCGTCTTTTTTATTTCAATTTTTTGGAGGTGATACAGTGAAAAAGAGTAATACAACAGTAACAGAACAGGGAATAGAAGTGTATGAGAATGATATATACAGGCTTGTGGATGAATATATAAACACTGTGTTACAAGTAACTCCAGAAGAATTTGACACACAGAAAGAGTATAAGGCTGTTGTTGCTGATAGCTTTGTAGATATGATCTTTTATATTGCTGATAGAATACCAAAACCAGGTACAGAGAATATAGAATTATTAGATAATATATTTAGTGTATATGTAAGAATATGTACTAAATACGGAGTGTTACCAACGCTAGAAGTATTTAGCTTTTTGGTAGGAATAGAGCGCAGAACGTTTACTAAATGGTCTAACGGACAGTACAGGGCAAGCACATCACACGGCGACACGGTTAAAAAATGGTTCGATATCTGCAAGAATTGCACAGTCAATAGATTGAACAACCAGCCCGGCACAAATGCCAACTTGATTTTTGTTGCAAAAGCAGCTTATGGAATGGCAGAGACGGCACCAGTACAGACAGCACAGCAGGACGGCATACCGCGCCAGACAGCGCAGCAGATCGCAGATAAACACAGGGCGGCGCTGGAACTTCCAGAGATGGAAAAGCCGGAGCTGTAGCAGATCAGAGACCTGAAGAAGTACGCGGAGGGCGGACAAAAGAGCATGGAAACAGCTTAAATAGTGTAAATTGTATAATATGTACAATATAAAAGGACGGTATTTGTTTAATGTGTACATCAATCTATAAAGAAAACTGAAGTTTGTTCCATAGATACATATGTTCTGACTGAATAACCGTTATCACACGTTCCCTTGACCACTGCCGCAGGCCATTAAAGGTCAGCGTTAAGCCAGGGAAGCGGGAACCCATGGGGCGGCGGGCTTCCCTGGTAGCGTCCGGCATGGATACCGGGAGGGGGTGTATATAAGCCCCAGCACACGCCGAGTGAGTACTCCGAGTTCCCGAAAAATTAAAAAAGTCTCCTCTAACAGCAAGGCTTTAAAATTCCGAAAAAACAAAAAAGAGTTCCCCATGGCAGAGATAGTGATTGCAACACGACAAGCCATAAGCCTTAATGGTTTCTCTGCCAGAAAAAAAATAAGGTGATACCAAGAAAGGCAGGTATAAGTATGAAGATAGGATATGCAAAAGAGTCAGGCATTTGGTTTCCATTGTCTGCAAAGAAAAAGATACTTTTGAACGAAGAAATTGACACATTTGTTTATGACTCAATAGATGAAAATAATAATTTCGAACATCTTTGCGAAAACATGAGAAATGGTGATTCGTTGATTATTTGCGGAGTTGATGATATTGGAAATACCAAGGATGAAATCGAAGAAACATGGAGACGACTCCGTGATTTGAATATTGAAATTTATGTGCTTACAGCTCCGATGTTGTTTCAGAGAGAAAACATGACGTTAGAAGAATCATTTGTAAGAGACGTGTCACTTAGTGTACTTGCTTCTCAGGTTGAAATTGCTAATCAGAAATTAAAAGCAATAAATGATTTATGATAATCACTCACATTCACAGAAGGGTAGGAACAAGATGGAGAAAATAGTAAACAACGATGGATACCTTCGGTCAGGGCTGATGGATATTGCTAGACAGTTGCTGAACATCTGTAACGAAAGTGGTATTTCTAATATTCAGATAGCCACATCACCTTGGAAAGAAGGTGAAGGGATTACACTTTTAGCAAAAGCTGATGATAAACCAATCCTTTCAGTAAAGATGGACACTGCCTATGAAAAAGAATAACCCTCAGGGCGAATCAATCCGAATCCGGCTCACAGGACAGCTAGAACGAAAGCTCATAGCCGAAAAGAACCGAACCGGCAAGAGTGTATCGCAGATCACCAGAGAAGCATTGGAACAATATTTCCGAAGAAGATAGGTAAAACGCCGACTCAATTTTTCTCAAAAAAAATAAAAAAGAGGTTTTTATATGTCAGAAGAATACAGTGAACGCTTTGATGAACTTCGTAAGAACCGAGTCGAGGTAAGCTATCATAAATACGGTCCTGCTAGGAAGAATTTTAAAACCGGGAACGTGCAGGCACTTCCGTCCATGGAACGGTGTATTGAGAAATATAATTCCACCGGAAACACAGAATATCTCGTGGATGCAGCAAATTACCTCATGTTCGAGTTTATGTACCCGCAACATCCTAAAGCACACTTCAAAGCTACAGACAGCAAAGATAGCGCCGGGATAGTTGGAATCAGCGTAAAGGAAATGGAGGACTTGAAGAATGAACAGTATTGACCCAGTATATTACGCATATGTAATGGATGAAACAGCAATTTTCACAAGAGAAAAACCAGACCCAGAGAAAATTCAAGGATACGCAATATTTAAAGCAAATAAAGTCGAAGTTCTTTTGGGCAACGCGGCGGCGTATAAAGGGCTGAATGGAGATGTGAAGATTGACCTTTCAAAACAGAAACTAACCGATGCAGTAGCCATTTTAAGGCACGAACTTCTTACACATGGAGAAGTTTACAATGGTTTCAAAGCAAGCCTTAAAACAGCGATTGAGAAGTACTGCACATGCGGCCTGCCATTCGAGCCAGAAGAAGAAACCGCCGGTAAGATTCTTGATTTTATGATCGGAGAGGAACAGAAAGAATGATTCTTGCAAAATTTGTAGCAGCCATGCTGGATATTGCATTTTTCACATTGGTTTTAGCATTTCTTATATCACAGGACGAAACCGAAAAGAAAGGCAATCCAATAGCAACGGCAGTATTTATATTAATGGAAATATGTTTCGCAGTTAATGCAGTTGTGATTTTTAGATTATAAGGAGAACCCAATGTGGTTAGCATTCACAATACAAATTCCCCTGTTCATCATACTGATTGAACGGGTGAAAATACAAGAAAAGCAGAAACCTGTCGTTCTCAGGTTCGGGAAAGCCTTTGAATCTGACAGGTCGAGGCATCCCGAGTAGCTTAGGTCTGCGTCAGTGAAATACAATTTCCCAAAGTAACTGGCGCGGACTTAACGGCACAAATATAGACATGATGCTTTCTAAAATTTTATAAAATATATCACTCTATTACGAGTCCGGGTAAAATCCCGGACAAATAATGGGCTATCTCCAAGCGGTAAGGAACAGCACTTTGACTGCTGTATTCGCGGGTTCGAATCCCGCTAGCCTAGTCGGACTATATTGTTTAGCCATGATATAGTTCCCCTCCGAATTGGTTCCATCTATCCCAACGGGGATGATTAAAGGGGCTTCAAATGCCCCGGATGGACTCTGCTTATGCAGAACAGCATTTAGACCCTTTGTTGCGACTGCGAGGGCAAGAATCGCAACAGCAGAGGAAGTTACTCTTGAACTGCAATAACCCTCTGCTTAGGAAACTTAGTTCAGTTGGCAGAACGGTCGGCTCATAACCGACAAGTCACAGGTTCGAGTCCTGTAGTTTCCATTTCTTCCATATGCTGTCTATCCGTTTTATGGACAGAAAAAAACTGTTGAATGAGTGTATGTGGATTATTTTTATGAAAGGTGTGTAACGGCACAGCCTGTTCAATGAAGATAATTCCCCGTTCGACACAGTCTCTGAGTTAAATTGTCGTCAATAGGTGCACGTTGAGGACAGGAAGTTTTCAAGAGACGTATAAAAGGTTTCGTCGTTATCCGAAAAGACATTAATATTCAAATCCGAAACAACTCCGTGGGGCTGGCACGGCATAAAACAGCCTAGTGGAAAGCATAACACGATAAACATATTGCTAACCCGGGGTTTCCGGGTTATGTGGAATGTGCAGCTAGTGGAAAGCTGATAGGGACGAGCAACCTAGTCTCCGGTTCGATTCCGGGCGTTCCGCTTTAATCCGCTTAGAGTTAAGCTGTTTGTATACAGGTGGTCTATGTCTCAGGTGGGTTTGCGCTATAGCGAAAAAGGTGAAAATCAACTCAGTTTTTTAACTGGCCGTGACAAGCGGTACGGAATGTAGCTCAGTGGTAGAGCAATGGCCTTGTAAGCAATGTGCCGCAGGTTCGATTCCTGCCTTTCCGATTCCAATGAACTGCAATCATTGGAATTTTTTCTTTTACTTCGTTCGGTTCCAGTGTTTCTCGTTGGGAGATTTATGCCGTTCAAGTCGGCGCACTGGACTTTTTTAAATTGAGGTGTTAATTATGCAAAAAGAAAAGTGTTGTAAAACATGTAAGAAACATGACGATTTTACATGGGTATGTTTCAACGGCGACAGTGAACACTGTGCTGATTTTACGGAACCAGATTGTGTTTGCGAATTTTGGGAGGATGTAGAAAATGAAAATTCATGAAGCAATATGTTTGAGAGATGACTATGGTGGAAAAACAACTCTTGGTGACCTTGTAAAACGAATACAGGGAAATAAAATCCATAGATGTCCGAAATGTTATGGAAAAGGAATTGTTATAAAAATGATAAATCGTGCGCAATACTGGGAATGCTGCGATAGGTATGAAGAAACAAAAGTCACTTGTGATTTGTGCAACGGTGAAGGATATACCGAAAAAGAATATAAGCCTAAAATGGTACAGGATGGATGGGAATGCAAATAGCAGGAAAAGAGATTAAAGACGAGTGTTCCAGATGCGGAAATATCCTCGAATGCGAGTTATTCCGTCAGGGACATGGAATAAAACAGGAACGTGAGAATATAGCAAAGATGATCGAGTGCCAGATGAAGCACAGGGAGGAAAGAGAAAAATGAACGAACTGAAAGTATTGGACTCCGGAAAAGTGATCTACCATAGACGGATTGTACAGATGGGACGGGAGTTTATTCTTGATTTATTTGAAAAGACAGCGTAATTGAAAGGGGAGATTTCCATGTTTAATAAATTTTTTAATCTATACATAAGATACAAGACCAAAAATCTCAAAGCAATTCCGTTGTTCGTAATGACATTTGACTGGAAGAAATTTCAGAAAGACGGAAAAGAAAACAGTTGTATGTTATATGCCTTGCATCCAGACATTGCAAAAGACCAATTTCTAAAAGAAAAATTATCTGAATGCGTAGATTATATCCGGGATAACTATGATATGGAAACGTTTACTAAAATCTAAGGGAGGTAGTTATGAGAATTGAAGACATGGCAACATGGACAGTAGATCAGTTGAAAGAAGAACTTGTTCGGTTGGCTGATGAGAGAGAATCAAAGCAACATGAAATTCTTGACAAAAACGAGAAAATCAATGAGCTTCAGACGGAACTGGATAAAATGTGTGATTATAGCAATGATTTAAAAAGGCAGCTGAATAAAAATGCAGATATGCCATTTTACGACGAATCCGCAGAAATCGCAAAATACCGCAGACAGCATCAGGACGATTGCATTACGATCAATCAATTAGGAACTGCACTTGATGTAATTATTGACCGATATGCAAATCTTAGAAAAATTCATGGGGCGAGCTGATGTTATGGATAATCAAATTACTGTTAGCAAATTATTAAATATACTTGATGAGCTTTCGATGAATGGCTTTGGAGATATGCCAGTGTTCTTAGGCGAAAATTATCCGTTGTTAGAAGATTCGATAAGCGTTAATCCGCATGAAAATAAGTTACAAATTAGGAATACATATTATGACGAAAAAATGACAGAAGCAATAAGAAAAACAATTAACGAATTAGAGAACATACGCAAAACGTATATTTCAGAATGTATTTTAGCTGGAATGGGATGGGATAATGAATCGACATAAAAACACCGAATATAATGCAGTTATGATTGACGCATCCGTTTTACACGATAGCATAAAATACGGAATACCACGTACATTCATTAAAAATAATTACTTAAAAATGCACGGCAAACCAATGATTCGTAAGTCCACTAGGAGGAAACAGAAATATGTTACTGGTTTATTCAGGCTCAGACATTGATTTTCTTGACACCACATACAATATCGAGGGAGAATGCCACCGAATGAACATTCCGACTAGGTTCTATCCAGACAGACGCTTGCTTCTGGCAGGGAATACGACTGTAATATGCAACCAAACGGGAAATCTTTCTAAAACATGGAAAGCAGATTACATCGGGGACAATTATTTAACGATTTTGACATTGATCAGAAAGGACAACGGTAAATGAGTGTGGAACGTGATTGCGATAAATACCTTATCTGTGATGATTTAAATGTAAAAAATTCAACGCCAATTTCAAAAGAAATGTTGTCAAAGATTCCAAAAGTTGAAGGAAAAGTAATTCATGGAACTTTTGGAAAATTTTCAATCGCAGATTACAACAGATTTTTTCAAAGGAGACAAGAATTAAATGAGCATTAAAACAGCACTTGAATCAGAGGGAGTAGACTTCTCTGAATATATGAATATACCCGAACCATGGGACGGCTCAGCACAAATTAAAATGGAAAATGGTACAAAGTGGGTAATTTGTCCGTTTTGTGGAAAGAAAGCCTTAAAGATTTTCCCGACCACAAAGATTTATCGGATGCCGTATAAATGTAAGGGAAGCAACTGCAAGAAAGAGTTTATGGTGAATGTATGATATGGAACGAAGAAATATCCTTTGATGGATTCCAAAAGAAGATTGATGAGTGGTACAAGGATAAAGACTTTGAACTGTGCGATCCACCTATCAGTGCTCAGTTTGCCTTAGACTTGATTTTCAAGACATTAGTAGATGATAGAGAAGATTATCCATATCTCACAACTATGCCAGAAAGCATAGAACAGACAAATAGCATCATGCTTGATTTGATTCTTCGGAAATACAGTCGCAAATACAGAAAATACTTGAAATCAAAAAGAAAGATGGCGAACAAATGAAAAAGATACCAACATTGTTTGAGAGAGAATTTAAAGACCATAATGTTATAAAAATTCTTCCAAAAGTGCATCCGGCATGGAATGGGTACTTAAAGGAGAAGGAGTTGCAACAGTGAAATATGATGGCTCTTGCTGTGCGATAATTGACGGAGAATATTATAAAAGATATGACTGCAAGAAAGGTAAAATACCACCAGATGGATTTATCCCTTGTTGCGAGCCAGATTCCATTACAGGTCATTGGCCGGGATGGGTAAAGGTCGATGAGAATAATCCGTCTGATAAGTAGTTTGTTACGGCATATGAAATGACGGTAATACTTGAAAACTATGGGATGAAATTATCAGATGGCACATATGAAGCAGTTGGTAGATGCTTTCAAAATAATCCATACAATTTCACATCCAATAAATTAATCAAGCATGGCAAGGAAATCGTTGAAGTTGAAAGAACATTTGACGGAATCAAGAAATATCTTTCCGAACACGAGATAGAGGGATTAGTTTTCTGGAAAGGCGGAATCCCACAATGTAAAATCAAGCGTTCAGATTTTGGCTTTGAATGGCCAGTAAGAATGAGAGGATACGCAGAATGAAAAAGATAATCGTTGCAATAACAGCTTTATCACTGACACTTGGAATAGCGGGATGCCAGTCTGCCACAAGAAATTGCGGTGGAAACACAACATTAGAGTTGGAGCCAAACCAAAAATTAGAGGAAATTACATGGAAAGATGATTCACTATGGTATCTCACACGCCCTATGACGGATGAGGATATTGCCGAGACTCACACGTTCCAGGAATCTTCTAATTTCGGAGTATTTGAGGGTAGTGTAACTGTTGTTGAAAGGAAAGAATAAACAATTAATCAGAGAGCCAGAAAGGAGCGCCATTATGAGTGACTTGAAGATATTTACAGAAAACATCGAGCCAGAAGCATTAAATCAGATTTATACATTGATAAAACAGCCTGCATTTTCTGAATGCAAAGTACGAATCATGCCAGATGTTCATGCAGGAGCAGGATGTGTAATTGGCTTTACTGCTGATCTCGGAGACAAAGTGATTCCGAACATTGTTGGTGTGGACATTGGATGTGGAATGCTCACAACACAAATTCCTGATGATGTGGGAACAATAGATTTCAAAAACCTTGATGAAGTGATAAGGAATAATGTTCCGGCGGGAAGAAACGTACGTGATGAAATCATAAAATTTGAAGAATTAGAAGAACTTCATTGTTTTTCTCAGCTTAAAAATGTTGAATGGATTCGCAGGAGCCTTGGTACACTTGGGGGCGGAAATCATTTTATTGAAGTTGATACCGATTCAAGAGGTGCAAAATACCTTGTAATTCATACTGGAAGTCGCAACCTTGGAAAACAAGTAGCCGAAATATATCAGAAAATTGCAATAGAAGATATGCAGGGCACAGATAAGCTCGAAACTGAAATACAAAAATTAGTAAAAGAATACAAACGTTCTGGCAGACACAAAGAAATTCAAAATGGCATTGACGAATTAAAACGAAAATGGAAGCCGGACAAACTAGGTATTCCGAAAGAATTATGCTACTTGATGGGAGAACATAGAAAGCAATATCTGCATGATATGAAAATCTGTCAAGAGTTTGCGAGAATAAACAGGCGGTGCATACAATCGGCTATATTCTACAGCATGAATTGGACACTTCAAAAAAATACATGGTTTGACACAATTCATAATTATATTGACCACGATACAAATATTGTTCGGAAAGGTGCAATATCAGCTAAATATGGTGAGAAAGTTCTTATCCCAATGAATATGCGGGACGGATGCATTATCGCATTCGGGAAAGGAAACGAAGACTGGAATTGTTCAGCCCCACATGGTGCAGGACGTATTATGAGTCGGTCAAAAGCAAAAGAAAACATATCGTTAGAAGAATTTGAGAAGTCTATGAATGGGATATATACAACATCCGTTCAGAAATCTACGATTGATGAAAGCCCTATGGCTTACAAACCACCGAAAGAAATTATTGATAACATCAAAGATACCGTAGAAATAGTTGATATTATCAAACCTATATATAACTTCAAAGCAAGTGAATAACAGTCAGAGAGCCACGTGAGAGCCAGACTAAATTCTAAGAAGAAAGGAGGTCTGGCTCTATTTTTATGCAAAAATTCACAGAAGGTTCGCTTGAATGGTATCGGGCAATTTTAAATCAAATCATTAATGGCGATATGACAGTCTATCAAAACCAGAAAGACTGCCTTGATCTGCTGTTAAATATGAATATTGACCTTCCTTTCAAGGATAATCCAGATGCGCAACAGATGGGAATAAAGGTAAGCCAGTATGCACACAATATCGCAGAAAGGCAAGCTGCTATTACTGGAAGCGGAGATTTTGATGATATTTACTGGAAATATTTGCTGTTGGAAGCTCCGTATTTATTGGATTCTTACGCATTGTACATTGAAAAGAACAGGAAGCCACAAGAACGTTTCTATCAACCCAGAAGAAGGACTTTGAAAAAGGTTGTTGATAAACTGCAAGCTCTTGAAGACGATAAACTCGACGAACTGTTTCTACATCAACCTGCCAGAACTGGTAAATCGCAAATTATAACAGTAGGAACATCTTGGCATTGCGCAAGAAACACAGAAATAAGCAACCTTTATGTCACATACAAGGAAGGACTCGGCGGAGCGTTTCTTGATGGCGTTATGGAAATCTGGACAGACCCTACATACTGCCACGAAGATGTATTCCATTCAAAAATAGCCAGAACAGATGCGAAAAATCATAAAGTAGACCTTGAACGAAAGAAAAAATATGCTACTTTGTCCGGAAAAGGTTTGGAATCTGGTTTGAATGGCGAGTATGACGCATATGGTTGGCTGATTTTGGATGATATTCTGGAAGGTATTCAAGATGTATTGAATCCGGATATACTTCGGAGAAAGCAGATCGTATTTGATAACAATGTTATGTCTCGAAAGAAAGAGCAGTGCAAACTGATTTTGAACGGTACTATTTGGTCATTGCATGATCTTTACATGGACAGACTTTCGTTCTTACAAAATAATCCAGAAGCAAAACATATTCGCTATGATGTTTTAAAAATCCCTGCTCTTGACCCGGAAACGGATGAAAGTAATTTTGATTATGACTATGGAGTAGGCTTCAGTACAAAGTATTATCGTACTATTCGCTCTAAATTTGAAGAAAATGACGACATGGCAGGATGGTTGGCTCAGTACCAACAGGAACCAATTGAAAGAGATGGAGCGTTATTTAATTCTCAGCATATGAACTTTTATAACGGGCAGCTTCCGGATGAAGAACCTCTGAAAGTCGTGTCTGCGTGCGACGTTGCTTTGGGCGGAAGTGACTATTTAGCAATGCCGGTAGCTTATGTGTACGAAGATGGTTCTGTATATATTCATGATGTTGTATATGACAATTCGGAGAAGATATATACAATGCCAAAAGTCGCGGCGTCAATCATCAACAATAAAGTAACCAACGCTTTTTTCGAAGCCAATGCAGGCGGCGAGGGATATAAGGATGAGGTTGGAGTTGAACTGCAAAAACAAGGATACGAAACAAATCTTACCTCTAAATATGCACAACAGATGATTTTAAATAATGGAGGACACGCCCCAAAGTCTGCGGTAAGAAAAGAGCAGCGAATATGGGACAACGCAGAAAATATCAGAAGATTTTATTTCAGAGATACTGGATATCAAAATGCCGAATACAGAAAATTCATGAATAATGTGTATTCATTTACTATGACAGGAAAGAATAAACATGATGATGCGCCCGATGCGCTTGCCAGCTTAGCTGTGTTTTTGAAAAATGGAAGTGGCGCAGGTGTCGTAAAGGCAGTACGCAATCCGCTCTGGGGAAGGAGATAATATGACCACAAGAGAATATTTAGGGCAAATTCAGAAATATGACAAGCTTATTAAAAATAAAAAATACGAAGAAGAACATTTAAGAAGTCTTGCTCTTGGGCTTAAATCGTTCTCATATGGTGAAAAAGTTCAGTCTACTCCGAATCCCAATCAAATGACCGATGCCGTAAGCGAACTTGTTGACATTCAAACAGAAATCAAAAAAATGGTTATTGAATACACAAAGAAAAAGCAAGACATTATTGAAACAATAGACAAGGTGAGCGATATCAATTCAGATTTGTATGATCTGCTGTTTAGGCGATATGTAAAAGATGAAAGGCTTGAAATGATTGCCTGTGAAATGGGATATTCCTATTCTCATGTGAAATTATTGCATTCGAAAGCACTGAATATCGTCAAAAACATTAAGAATTTTGAAAGTTAATACCTGATAATACTGAATAATACCTGCATATATTATATAATATAAGCTGTAAAATAAGCACCGGGAAGAACCCTTGGTGCTTTTTTCATGCAGAAAAATAGGAGGACAGGCAGTGGGGAGAAACAAAATAAATTTTGTTGACCTATGCCAAGGCGAGTTTGGCAGAAAAACTGCCTATACTGGCGTAGACCAGATTACTCCCCAGAACGTGGCACAGGTCCTTTCTGATACAATCGGAATCCATAACAGGAATAGAACCCTGATGGATTATCTTTACAGATATTACAAAGGCGATCAGCCAATTTTATATCGTGAAAAACTTGTTCGCCCAGAGGTCAACAATAAAGTTGTTGAGAATCATGCCCTTGAAACAGTCAAATTCAAGGCAGGACAGATATACGGAGAACCTATTCAGTATGTCTGCAAGAAGAAAAAAGCGAGTGAAGAAACAAACGAACAAGTTGATAGGCTCAATGATTATCTGGACGAAGCCAATTCAGACGCCAGAAACATTCAGCTTGGAATATACCAGAGCGCAGTAGGAACTGCATATAAAGCAATTCTAAGAGAGGATGAATGGACAAAGGATGGAGACTTACCGCCTTTCAGAATATTTATCCCATCACCGCAGGATGTATATATTGTTTATTCAAGCGTTACTGGCAAACCAGTGCTTTCCGTCCAGATTTTAAAAGACGAGGACAATCAGCAGTATTACCAGTGTTATTCTTCCAGACAGTATTTCAAAATACAAAATGGAGCGGTAACAGAATCTGGAATCAATGGTTTTGGCGGTATTCCTATCATTGAATATCCAAATAATCACGACAGACTTTCTGACATTGAAATTGCGATCACAATGTATGATGCAATCAACAAATATCAATCTGACAGACTGAATGGGGTTGAACAGTTCGTGCAAGCCCTAATGAAATTCAAAAACTGTGAGATTGATGAAGCAGAATTTGTAAAAATGATAAAACTCGGTGCTGTATCTGTAAAAGACGTCGGGAATGGAACACAATCAGATGTTGATTTAATGACTGCTGAACTAAATCAGTCAGAAAGTCAGGTTGCTAAAGATGATATTTACAACAATATACTGATTGTAGAAGCAATGCCGAATCGACAGGGCAATACGGGCGGAGATACAGGAAACGCAGTGTACCTGAGGAATGGTTGGGATTTTGCAGAGAGAGACGCAAAACTGGTAGAAGCATTTACGAAAGAAGCTGAAAAAGCATCTGCCAGAATTATTTTAAATATCATCCGAAAAACTTCAATGGATGTAAATATTTCGACCAGAGATTTTGATGTAAAAATCACCAGAAACCCAACGGATAATATGCTTGTCAAAGCACAGGCACTTGATTATCTGTTCAAAAATAAAATTCATCCGCTTATTGCACTGATTACTTGCGGATTATTTAGTGATCCACAAAAAGTATATGAAATGAGCTTGCCATATCTCGGAACCATTTACCCTGAACTGGCAGACCCAGATTCAGAGTTGCAGAAAGCGCAAGATTTGCTGAACGGCTTTAACAAGGATGTGATTTCAGAATGAGTGTTTCATCATACGATGAATTAAATATCAGACCCAACAATCGCAGAAGTGAACCGTATAAAGAGTATTTCAGCAAAATGTCAATATCAGACAAAGAAAAACAAGAAAGGGTAGCTTTTTCCGAACAAATGGAAGAAGTTGTCCTTTATATTTTAGCGCTGATAGAAACAACCATAGAAAGCGGAGAAACAGATCAGGAATATATCAAGACTCAATTTTATGAAAAATATCTGGATGTAGTCTTGGGATATATGCTGATTGATTCATATATCAAAGAATATGTTCTCGAAACTTCAAAACAGATTATTGGCACAACATTTTCGCATATCGTCGAGAAACATCCTGATTCAGAGCAGTCCACAGATGATTATTACCTGTCAAATGACCGGGCAATGTTTATTTCAGAATGCGAAGCTAATTCGATACTAAATTACAGACAGTATTCAAAAGCTGTGAAAGCAGGAAAAACCAAAAAGACATGGATAGATGTTGGAGACAAAAGGGAACGCAAAACACATCTTGAAGTTGGTGGAACTACAATCCCTATAAATGAACCATTTTCAGTCGGAGACAGTCTATTGATGTTTCCGACCGATCATTCTCTAGGAGCTTCGGCAGACGAGATTGTGAACTGCCGGTGTTCAATTCAATACAGTTAATTTAGAGACGAGTAAAATCGTCTCTTTTTTATTAAAAAAATATGCACCCCGATAGCGTAATCATGGGAGACACCTTGAGCTGAGCGAACAGCGTAAAAAAGCGTATTGGTGACAGGAGATTTCAATGACAAGAGAAGATGTAAAAAAGATTTTTCCAGATGCAACCGATGAGCAGATTACCTCTTTACTGAATCAGTCAAATTCTGATGTGGCTAAGGAAAAAGCCAAAAATCAGAAATTAAAAGAAGATGCAGAAAAAGCAAAAGCGTTGGAAACAGAACTGGAAGAACTGAAAAAGCAGAACATGAGCGAAGCTGAAAGAACAGAATTGGAGCATCAGAAAGAGAAGGCAACAAATGAAAAAAGAATTTCTGATCTCGAATCCGCGCTCAAAGCAGCTCAGAAAGACGCTCTGACAGGCAAAATCACTTCTATTTTTGCAAGTGCAGGAATGAAAGGAGATGCCTACTCAGGAGCAATCAAAGCATTTTCAAATATGGATGCCGAAGATGCACTCAAAGAAGCCCAGACTTTTGTTGATGGAATTTCCGAAGAAAAAAAATCAACGCTTGATACCGCAAAAGCCGCATGGGAAAAAGAAGCCCTTGAAAAGACACCTAATCCGGGTGGCGGTAAATCTGGTGGAGAACCAGAAAAGAAAAGCGAAGCATCTGAATATGCAAAAGCGTACTCAGCAAAAATGTGTCCAGAAAATAAACCGGCAAATGATAATGCCCCAGTAAATATTTAAGAAAAGGAGATTTAGATTATGGCTTTTATGAAAACAGAGCAGTACGAATCCACACCTAATATCCTCGAATCCGAGGTAGGACTGGTACTTAAAACCTATACAGCAGAACAGACAAATGCTGAAACCGTTGGAACTAAGAAGATTATCAAGGCAGGTTCTGTATATCCGACAAACGCAACTGGTGCTAAAGGCATTGTATTTGAAGACGTCGATATGACAGACGATACAAAACGACCGATTTCCGTAATTGTTGCAGGACGTGTTCTTGAAAAAAGACTTCCGGTAACAGTAGAAACCACTGCAAAAACAGAGCTTGAAAAAGCAGGTATCGTTTTTGTAACCACTACAGACCCAGAATTTTAAGGAGGTATAGCAGATGCCATTTAACATTTTAGAATCAATCACACAGGAAGAAAGACTTAACTTTTCTCAGGATTTCAGCGTAAAAAGACCGGGTATTCTTGACACCATCTTCCCGGATGTCAAAACACAGTTCCTGAAAGCTGAATACTACAGACTTATGGCTGGACAGAGACTTCCAGAGGTAGCGTTCGTTCATGCTCTTGATACCGAAGCAGAAATTGGCTCCAGACCGGGCTTCGAAAAAGTTCTGACCGAAAAGCTCTTTATTAAGAGAAAAATCAATCAGTCTGAGAGATTACAGCAGGCAATTGAAAACGGCGTGCCGGATGACGAGAACTTAAAGAGATTTGTATTTGATGATGCAGCTAACCTGTTTGAAGGCGTTGTTGCCAGAGCAAATGTCATGAAAGGACAGTTCCTTTCTACAGGTGCCGTAAAAGTTAAAGAAAACAATGTAGATCTGAATATTGATTACGGCGTACCGGCTGATGCAAAGGTCAGTCTTGCAGACTGGTCTAAGCCAGATGCGGACATCATGGGTGATATTCAGAAGATGGTTGCTGTTGCAGAAGACAATGGTTTCGTAGTAAACAAAGCCCTGACATCCCTTAAAATGATTAATTACATGAGAAACAACACTGCAATGCAGACAGCAGTCTTAGGAGCAGCAAACAAACGTCTTCTGACAAAGCAGGAACTTGCAAATCTGCTTATGCAGGAATACGGAATTACAATTGATCGTTGCGACGAGAAATTTAGATTCAGAAAAGCAGATGGTTCACTCAAAACAGGAAGATACTTCAAAGAGGATGTATTCACTCTGTATGAAGCAGAGCCGAACGGTTCATTTGGTACTGGACTCTGGGGCGTAACACCAGAGGAACTTGAGTACAGACAGTTCATTCAGGAAGAAAATCGTTCCTTTGTAACACTGTCCATGTGGGCTACACAAGACCCAGTTGCAGTTTGGACTAAAGCATCAGGTATGTTTGTTCCAGTAGCAGCAAAAGCTAATGGCGGTATCGTAATCGGTACCAAAGCGGGGGAATAAACGGGCATAGTCTCGACGAGAACAGCCAGTCACCATCTGTAGCAAGTGTTAATGATGCTTCAAAACACAAGTATACAGAAAGCGAGCTGTCAAGCATGACAGTAGTTCAACTGAAACAGCTCGCAAGTGACAATGGCTATGCCCTGACATCGACAAATAAGGCTGGTATTATCTCAGAAATTTTATCTCAGCAAGGGTAGGTGATCTTAAATGGACGAACGGCTTGTAAATGATCTGAAAGAATATCTATCCGATGATGCGGAAACTGACGGTATGATTTCTTTGTCTGTGAAGCGTGCAATTCGTTCATTCAAAAAGAAGCGCAACTATCCGTCTGGATATACAGAGGAAAAAATCAATACCGATATGGAATATTGTTATGATTGCATATTTGATCTGGCTCTTTATTTCCTTGTGAAACAGGGGGCTGAGTTCCAAGAATCGCACTCTGAAAATTCAGTAAGTCGAAACTGGGAATCCGAAACAGAAATATATATCAATCATGGCGTTTTTCCGTTTGCAGGAAGTTTAATTTAACTAAGATGGTTGGGTCACGTGGCACAGTATTTTTGTCCTCCCGGAGTGCCGCTGGGTTGCTTATATTCAGTAGGGAAAAGCAAATGTTAAGGGAGTGAAGAAAGGAACTAGCGATGGGATGTGAACATGAATGTTTTAATGAACACCGCATAGAAGAACTGGAAAAGAATTTTCAGCTGATGCAAGAGAAGAACTCTGATCGTAGTAAAGAGTTTTATGAGCGTATTGGGGAACTGGAAAGAAAGACAGCATTAAGTGAGAATGACTTGAACCATATCAAGTCGACTGTGGATGAGATGAATAACAATATAAAAACTCTCATGGCAGTCCCGGGAAAGCGTTACGATACAATCATTGTATGCGTTATTACAGCGATTGTCAGCGCAGTTATCGGTTTTATGTTAAGCGGTATTCTTCCAGTTTGATTCCACTTGTAAGGGAGGACGGTGGAAATATGAATTATACAGACTTTTCAGAAGATGAAAGAAAATTTTATTTAAAAGAAGCAGGCTTCGATTCCAGAGAAGAAAAACTGTTTCGATTACGGGCTTATGGTGAAAAGACACTATGGGAAGCATCTGAACTTATGGGGTATAGTCCAAGAACCATAGACCGAATTAATAAAAGAATAAAGAAGAAAATTTCTAAAGTTGCCCCGATGTACTGTCGGGGCTTTTCTTTGTATTGTGGCGAAAACGTGGCGAAATAGTGACGTTCAAAAACAGAGTTCCTTCCTATATAATATAATCATAGGAGAAAACACAATGATTATGTTAAGAAACCCTTACGAGGGTATATGGGAAAAGCATCGTTCCATAGATGATATGGATATGATTCTTGAATCCCGGATAGGAGGAACAGATTATGGCAGGTTATCCGTATTATCCGCAACAGCCAATGATAAACAACCCATACGGACAGATACAGCCGTATCAGGACAGGCTGGCACAATTGCAGAATAATTACCAACAGGCAATGCCTTATGGTCAAATGCAGATGCAACAGTTACAGCCAATTCCACAATCCCCTATGCTTCAAGGGCAAATGGTGGATGGGATTGATACTGTAAAGGCTAAAGATGTGGATATGTCCGGCAATCCTGTTTACTATCCAAAAACAGACGGAACTGAAATTTACAGAAAACAGCTTCAATCCGATGGAAGGAGCAGGATTTTTGTTTACCGACTCGTAAATCCAGATGAACAGCAATCTAAGCAAGATGAAAAGCAGATTGACATTGAAGCAATGTTTAATCAGCTTCGGAATGATGTTTGTTCTGAGATTTCTGAAATAAAGAGCATGTTTCCGACACAGATGTCGGGGACATCGGAACCTAAGCAGAATGGAGGTAGGCAGAGATGATGAACCCTATGCAACTTATGCAGATGATACGTAACGGTGGAAATCCACAGCAAGCTATCATCAATATTATGAAAAATCAGTCTGGGAACAGCCCAGTTATAAACAATGCTATCAATATGATGGAAAAAGGCGACAGTGCAGGTCTTGAAAAACTTGCAAGAAACCTTTGCAAAGAAAAAGGAATTAATCCTGATGATATGTTATCGCAGGTTAAGAACCAGTTCGGAATAAAATAAGCGGATAAATTATTTATCCGCATATCTCCAACCAAATCCGTGTGTTTGAGAAAAAATGCCTTTGCAACATTTCCCTATTTTGGACTCCGAACATCCAGTCGCTCTGGAAGCTTCACCTATACTTCCAAAAGTGGCAATAATATTCCCAGTGTTTAAATCAATTTGGCTCACTGGAATAGAAGATGCGTTTTGGAATCCGGTTTTCCCTAGCCACGGTTTAGAACCTTTGTTTATTCCGATTTTGTAAGCGTGCAAATTGTTTTCGGAAGACGTGCACCATTCAAGGTTATTTACACAATTATCTTTTTTGTTTCCGTTAATGTGGTTAACTTGAGGCTTGTTTTCCGGATTTGGAATAAACGCTATTGCAACAAGACGATGTACCATAAAATACGCAGGCTTTTTATTCCGATATAAACTGACTCGCAAATATCTCCCGTCAGCGCAGATTGGACTTAATATTTTGATTTTGGAATGATGGTTTCCTGATTGCAAACTTTTTACATTCCCTAGATTGCTTACTTGATAAACACCTTCGTATTTTGGAATGTCTTTCCATATTTCTTTCATAAAAATAACACCTTGCCTTTCTGATGTACGCCTTTATTGGTTGTGGGAAAATCACTAAGGCATGTGACTTTCGGGTCGCGAATCCCTATTCCCACATAAATATTATACTATATTTCATTTAACATTGCTACAAAATTGAGCTGAAAGCCCGGGATTTCTACTTGATTTGTAAAATAAATCAAATAGGAGGTTTGAATTTATGATGAATTCAGGCGGATATAGCCTTGCTGACATTGCGGCAGCAACAGGCTCTAATAATCATGCAGATGATGGCTACGGCTTCGGCGGTGGATGGGCATGGTGGATCATTATACTTCTCATCTTTGGTTGGGGAGGCAATGGCTGGGGCTTCGGCGGAAACAGAGGAAATGGAAGCACAGATTTCTTAGACTCTGCTTTACAACGTGGCTTCGATAACCAGTCCGTAATTAGCAAGCTCGATGGTATCAGCAATGGTATCTGTAACCTTGGTTATGACCAGTTGGCTCAGCTGAATGGAATCAATCAGAATATTTCTAATGGATTCCACGGCGTAGATAATGCTATCTGCAATCTTGGCTATCAGACCCAGCAGGGATTTAATAGTACAAACATTGCACTTATGCAGGGACAGAATGCATTACAGTCTCAGTTAGCTCAGTGTTGCTGTGACAACAGGGAAGGACAGGCTCAGATCAGATATGATATGGCTACCAACGCTTGTGCAATCCAGAACTCAATGAACAACAATACCAGAGATATTCTGGAAAATCAGAACAGCAACACCCGTGCCATTCTTGATTATCTTTGCCAGAAGGAAACAGCAGACCTTAGAGCAGAGAATCAGGCACTTAAACTGGCGGCTTCACAGTCCGACCAGAATGCGGTATTACAGGCGGCTATGAACGCAAATACAGCAGAAATTCTCAGACGCACTGCACCACTTCCGGTTCCGGCATATCCGGCAAGTAATTTGTATGGATATTACGGAAACAACGGATGTGGATGCAACAGTGGTTGCTGCTAAGTAACTCACCCTTAGAGGTTGACTAAATTCTAAGAGGTGGGTTGCGGCTCACCTCTTATTTGATTGAGAGGTATAAAATATGAGTTGTAAAAATGTTTGTAAGCTCTGCAACCATCTTGTAATCAGCCAAGCCGTTGCGTTTACAGGAGGTAATCTTGTAATCACACTTCCGGCAGGCAGTTACAATAACGGAGAGAAATATTGTATTGTTGTTGCACAAAGCATACCGGAAACAACCACAATTTCTGCTCCGGTAGTAATCCAGGTAGGCACGGGAACAACCTTGTATCCATTACAGAATCGTTGTTGCGCACAGGTTACAGCTTGTGGCATAAGAACCAGAACAAAATATGCAACCAGAGTAGCTACAAGTGCAACTGGTGGAGTGTTCAAGATGTTAGGAAACCCAGCTTGTAGTCCGAGTAACAATTTAACAGCAATTAATGGTACAGCCCCAACGACAGACACACCTGTTACACAGGCTGCCAGAAAGGGGGCAATGTAATGCATAAAGTTGCAATGGAAATGGGAAAATGGGCCATGGAGAAAGCTAAAGCACATGGTTTTGATACTCTCAGCGCTCAAGACTGGGACGATTTGAAAGACTGCATGGAAGCTGTAAAGTGTGCGATTTGTGCAGATAAGGATTACAGAATCGTAGAAGCTATGGACGAATGCGAGCAGGAAGAGAAATATCTTGGACGCATGGGATATGACAGATATCGTTATGCAAACGGCAGATTTGCACCAAAAGGCAGAGGAAGTCGTATGGGATATAAACCATATCTGTACATGGAAGATGATGACTGGATGAATGAATATCTGAATAATCCAGAATTTGAACGCAATATGTACCGCATGGGATATCACCCAGAATATTCGGACAGGAATATGGGGAATGATGGCATGAATCGTCAGCAGTCCAGATATGGTGAAACCTACGACAGATACAGCGAGAATCGCAGACATTACCATGATTCCAAAGACGCTGAATCCAAGAGAAAAATGGATGATTCCATGAAAGAGTATACAGAAGATATCATCCGCAATATGAAAGAAATGTGGGACGATGCAGACGCATCAATCAGACAGCAGATGAAAACTGACTTGACACGTTTTATACAGCAGATGAATTGAACATGAAATGAATTTTGCCCTTGTTACAGGAATGTAGCAGGGGCTTTTTAGTTATGGAGGTACATAATATGCCAAGAAAAAAAGCGGAAGTCAAAATTAAAATGATTTGCGAGAAATGTGGAAAACCACAGAAGCCAAGTGCTGACAAATCAACAACTAATTGGAATGTATATGACTGTCATGAAAAATGTAAATGTGGTGGAAAATTCGTAATGAAATTTGAGGATTGATTATGGAAAATTTGACTGTAAATATTTTAGGAACCAAGTACAAAATATATTTCAGGAATGAAAAAGACGACGATTTACTTGATGGAAAAGGCAGAGATGGATACACGGATATGTCCGCGCACGAAATTATAGTGTGTAACAAAAAAGATGATTGTGAATTAAGAAATTACGAAAATTGGAAGAAAAACATTCTACGTCATGAAATTGTTCATGCTTTTTTATTTGAAAGTGGACTTGATTCTTCGTCTGCCAATTTTTATGGAACATGGGCTACGAACGAAGAAATGGTTGATTGGTTTGCAATTCAATCTCCAAAGATTTTTAAAGTATTCCAAGAACTTGATTTAATTTGAAAAGGATGGTGATAAACCATGCTAAGACAATTTTATATGAACGGAGACCTATGGAGAGTGCAGTTCGTATCTCCGCACGACAGCGTGTTAATTGACCGTACAGGCAATAGAACGCTTGGGGTATCGGATTATTCCACCCATATTATTTCAATCGCAAATAGCCTATATGGAGAGCTTCTGAACCGTGTTTTCATTCATGAATTAGGCCATTGCGTGATGTTCAGCTACGGTCTATTGCCAGAACTTCACCGCATGGTCAAGAAACGATATTGGGTTGATGCAGAAGAATGGTGTTGCAATCTTCTGGCCGACTATTCTTGTTTCGTTATTGGCACAGCCAGAGATATTTTAGGAAACCAGTTCACATATGTGGCTCCTATCGGGGCAGAAAGGATGATTGCATAGATGGCAAAAGCAGAAAACACAGTTATTTTTGATGGAATCAAGTACAATCCCGGTGACGAATTGCCGGATTTAGGCAGTTGGGTATGTACAGACGCAAGAGGTATGGTTCGTGATTACGAGGGACTTTCAAAAGACGTATCAAAGCTCCCGCATTATGTACAGAGTGGTTCTTCGGCGTTGTGCCTTGATACTTCTGAATTATACGAATATCACAAACCTACCGATACATGGTACAAACTGTAAAGGAGAAGCGCATATGGCATTAACAGCAAAGAAAGTATATGCAATATTAAAACGCCAGATTTCCGATATGGAAGCAAAATTAAATAGCCCTGTAAGATACAGAGGTACAGTTGCGACTGCTGATTTGCTTCCATTAAATCCAGACATTGGCGATATGTACAATATCGAGTCTAAATCCATTTACGGCGAAGCAGGAATGAATGTGGCATGGAACGGCGTAGTTTGGGACACCATGGGCGCTCCAATTGATATGTCACTGTATCTCACAAAAGAAGAAGCAGAGAGGGTAATACAAAGACTAGTTACGGAATACTTTGAAAAGAATCCAGTCAAGCCCGGAGCTACGACAGAACAGGCGCAGCAGATCGAGCAGAACAAGACAGACATTGCTTCACTGAAAACGGAAACTGGTTCGCTAAAGGAAGATTTATCCACCAAAATCACCAAGTTCTACGCCAGTTCACAAGGCGAAACTCATCTTGCCGATTCTGATAATAGCAAAATCGTGGATATGATGCTGTATGGGAAGTCTGAGCAGAAACAGTATAGTGGGAAAAATTTGCTGAATCCTACGTTACAGACTACTACACAGAATGGTGTTACTTGTACGAATAACGGTGATGGGACTTATACTGTAAATGGTACAGCGACAGGCATTGCAGTTTTTGTTGTATATTATAATTTTGCAGATGTATATGGTAGTGCAAGCTCCCTTAAAATGGTTGGTTGTCCTAGTGGTGGTTCAGCACAAAAGTATTTTCTCCGATCATACAGAAAAGGTGGAAATCCAGAAATCTTAGATGAGTATGGTTCTGGAATATCAATTGGCAGTTTTAAAGAATCTGAAAGTAACATAGCAATTATAGTTAAAAGTGGCGCAACAGTAAATAATCTAATATTTAAGCCAATGCTTACAACAGATACAACAGCTACTTATGCAGATTTCGAACCATACACCGGCGGCATCCCAAGCCCAAACCCTGATTATCCGCAGGAGATTAAGAGTGTGGTGAATCCAACGGTGAAGGTGTGTGGGAAGAATTTATGGGATAATTTTAAAACATTATCATCAGGAAACGTTGAACAAAAAAATGGAACATATATAGCAACAACAGATACTATGCAAGTAGACGTAACACCTAGTTCTAATGGCAGTAGACCGTTGCTTTTAAAAGCGAATAATACTTATACATTTTCATTAAAAACCACAGTTAGTACTTCAGGTAATAGATATGTATGTTTAAGATATACGAATGGTGAAATCAAGGACATTCGTTTTATAAACAATAATTTTATTAATTTTGTTCCCGAAAGAGATGTAGAAAAAATAGGTTTTATTTTATATAGAAGCGTTGCAGGAGATAAAGTATATGATGTCCAGTTGGAAATGGGTTCAGAAGCTACACCTTATGAACCCTACCGCGACGAACAGACCGTCACCCTCCCATACACCCTCAATGCAATCCCTGTAAACTCAGGAGGTAACGTCACAATTGATGGTCAGCAGTATATTGCGGATTATGTGGATGTGGAACGGGGAAAACTGGTGAGGAATGTACTTGTAAAAACATTTACTGGAAATGAAGGATGGGATTATTCTGATGCAACTGATGATTCTAAAAAAAGATTTTATTTGGAAATTAACAAAAAAATAAAAAGTGCGATTGGAATTTCAAATTATTTAAGATCTATTGGTGCTGATATTAAGAAAGGAGACAATTGTTTTGTCGCATATACTAGATCATTAGATGTGCGCATAACCAGTATTGCATCCTTAGCGGAATTTAAGAGTTTTTTGGCTAGGCTAGATTCTAATGGAAAACCGTTAAATGTTCTTTTTGCGTTAGACACGCCAGAAGAAATAGACCTAACACAAGAAGAAATATCCGCATTTAAAGCCCTTTCCACAAATTATCCAGTAACAAATATAGAGGTATCCTCAGACCAGCTTGACGGATATACAGTATTTAATTACCCAATAAGCATGGCTAATGGGTGGAATTATGTCAAAAAGCAACTTAACGATAACCGTGACTATATCTACGACATGGACATGCAGAGCGCAGAAGCCTATGTAAACAGCGAATATGCAGTAGCATTAACGGAATTGGAGGTGTGATTATGTTATATAGAACATTACTGAAACTTAAAGAAAGAAACGGATTTACAGATGATTTAAAAAATAAGATTGATATTTTCTTCGCAACGGGCAGGATTACTGAGGAACAGTATAATGAGCTGATGGATATTAATAATGAAGAAGAACCGAAAGCGGAAACTAATTAACTAAAGAGGGCTTTAGTTAATCAGTGCAAAGTTAATTATTGGCTGTTGGACACCAATGATATATAATGAGTATAAATTCATTATATGGAGGTGAGTTCAATAAAAGTAGAAAGAAATATCATGATTAACAAGGCTGGTGGAAACGCAGGAAAAGAATCTGTCAACTATAAAATATCACTTCCGTCAGAAGCAGTTCGGATGATAGGTATTACCAAAGAAGACAGAAAAGTAATTCTCGAATATGATGAAGAGAAAATAACAATCAAAAAAGCATAATAAAAAGGAGCTAGGTTCCCGACTACCAATCAAAAAAACCTAACTCCAACACCACAAAGGGTACAGTATTATTATAACATGGTACTCTCCCTTTGTGAACCCAAAAGGAGGGTATTTTTTATGAGAGATAAATTCGTGAATGGGTTCATGACCAAGTTGTATGAAGAAATTCCAGAAGAATATCTTGAAACAGTCAGAAACAAACTGGCGTTGTATGTAAATGATTTTGATATTAGCCAAAGAGAAACAGCAGTTGTAAAGTATACTGGATATTTGCCAGATTTCTACAAAACTTACATTGTAAGTAGAAAGATCGAGGGTTTGAGTAAAAAGACGCTCGAACTCTACAATCTTTACCTGGATGATTTCTTTTTCACAGTCAATAAAAAAGCTGAGGACATTACTGCGAATGATATTCGTGTATATCTGTATAACGCTCAGGAAAGCAGAGGATTGAGTAATCGAACACTTGATAGTAGAAGAACTGCCATACACGCTTTCTTCGAGTGGGCTGCAAACGAGGGATATATAGGTAAGAACCCGTGCAGAGTTATTAAAAATATCAAATACGAACGCATTGAAAAACAACCTCTGACAGATATGGAGCTGGAAAGAATCAGGCAAGCTTGCGAAACCGTACGTGAAAGAGCATTAGTTGAATTTTTGTACAGTACCGGAGCCAGGGTTACAGAAGTGTGTGGTGTAAAGAAAGCAGATATAGACATTTACAAAGGTGAAGTAGTTGTTTTGGGGAAAGGCAACAAGCATAGAACAACGTACCTAAATGCCCGATGTAAATTACTTTTAAAACAATACTTCGCAATTAGAGATGATGAGTCGGAATATCTTTTTGTAAGTGAAAGAAAGCCGCATAAGGCACTCAAGAAAGAAGCAATCGAAAGAATTGTACGAATAATCGGTGAGCGAGCAGAATTGGACAGGCCTCTGACACCGCATCTATTTAGACATACTCTTGCGACTCTTATGCTTCAAAGAGGCACGCCGATTACTGAGGTACAGAAGATTCTTGGACATGTCAACATTAACACGACAATGATCTATGCAAAGGTATCTGATGAAGATGTAAAAGTGTCTCATATGAAATATGCAATATAAGATTAAAATAAAAAGACTCTTTTTGAAGGGAGAAAACGCTATGAGAGGATTGAAACGTCAAAAACAGACAGTGTATTGGTCAAGGGTAACTGAATACCTTGACGGGATAGACACAATCAAAACGTACCAAAAGCCAGAATTACATCACCTCTCCGTATCTGCGACTGCCGGAACGCCAGAGGAATTATCCGCCGGTTATATCCCGGATTATGACAGGTATATCACAAACTTCGACCGCAACTTCAAGCCACAGACTGCCGATGTATTCTGGATTGACCGCAAACCAGAACTGACCGACGCAGGAGAACTTGTTTTAGGTGAAGATGGAGAGCCTGCAGTCCCACCAGATTACCGCCTAAAAAAGATTCTTGATACCCAGAAAGGCAATGTGGCACGATACGGTATTAAGTACACAGGAGATGGCTAAGATGGCGAATAAGACTATCAAAATGGAATTGTCGCATAAATCTATACAGGACACAATAAAGCAGCTCAGAGCGTATCAGAAGTCACTTGCAAGCAAGAATGAAGAGTTTGTCCGCAGGCTGGCAGAACTTGGAATCCCGGTCATAGATGAAAACATAGCATTGGCACAAGGCGATTCTGACAAAAATCATAATACCTATATCAGAATCAATAACTTTGGCGGCTATTCTCAGGCGACGCTTGTGTGTGAAGGCTCTGACCTTTTATTCATTGAGTTCGGGTCGGGCATTCACTACAACACTCCGGCGGGAACCAGCCCGCATCCTAAGGGGCAAGATTTTGGATATACAATCGGTTCATACGGGCAAGGGAACGGAAAGAATGAATCGTGGGTTTATTATGCCGATTCTGGCGAATGGGTACGCTCTTACGGTACCGAAGCCACCATGCCGGTATATAAGGCAAGCGTAGAAATCATGCAGAGTATTAGAAAAATTGCAAAAGAAGTGTTTGCATCATGAAAATTAATACCTGATAATACTGAATAATACTTCTGTCTTTGATATACTATAACATATAAAAGCATCTACCTGAGCGGTGGGTGCTTTTTCTATACCAAAATAAATCAGAAAAGGAGATTGAGTTTATGCTGGTAGAAATTGTTGGTAAAAGATATGAAGAAAAAATACTTACTACATCGAGAAAAATTGCGGAATCTTTTGAGAAAGAACACAAAGAGGTAATTAGAACCATTGAAGGACAAGTTGACGCCGAAGGTAAAGTTAAACATTTGGGACTTGCGACACAGATTTCTCAAAGGGGAGATATCCCCCTTTCTGATTATTTCATAAAAACTTCCTATGTTGGAGCGAATAATCGTGAATACACAGAGTATCTTGTGACAAGAGATGGTTTTTCACTATTGGCTATGGGATTTAGTGGTGAAAAAGCTTTATGCTGGAAAATCAAATACATTAATGCCTTTAATAAAATGGAGGCTGAATTAAAGAGAATCCTTACGGAACGTCAACAATGGCAAATCGAACGTGACAAAGGTGTTGTCATTCGGCATATACTCACAGATACCATCAAAATGAAAGTTAATGATAGCCCACATAAAAAGTTTGCCTATCCCAATTACACAAATTTAATTTATCGTAATTTGTTCGGAAAGACAGCAAAAGAACTCGAAAAAGATTATGGTGTAAAAGCAAAAGAAAATCTTCGAGATTTTTTCACAGGTGAAGATTTGGAAAAGATTCAAGAAATGGAGATGCTTGTGAGTAGCCTTATTAATTGCGGTTGGGGCTATCAACAGATAAAAGAATTTGTTCAAACCCAGACCCATATGATAGAACAGGCAGGGTGATTAAATGATTACTACCATTGAACCGCCAGTATTGGAGGTTTTTGAAAGATGGCGTAAAGCTGTTGAACCAATTGTCGGCAAAGGCAATTTTTCCATGGAGAAAAGCCAGACAATAGCATCTGGTAAAACGAAATACGCCAGATTATTCATGATGGGGAATTCCACGCAGTCAACAAGTCTCGAAGGCCATGAATGCGCAACAGTTCTTTCGTTCCAAACAGAAAGCTATGCGTCTGGAACAAAATCTTTATCGACTGCATACGAAATCGACAGCAAAAGTCATCAGGCTATGGTTTCGATGGGCTTTCGCCGGACATACGGACCGGAAGAAGTCGCAAATTCCGAAAAGAGTTTCAAACGAATCATAAGCCGGTACAGTAGAATTTACACCGGGCAATTATTGGAAGCGTAACAGCTTCTATTTTTTTATACCAAAAAAGAAAGGAGAGTGTCCTATGAGTAAAGATAAATTACAATGGCTGAAAGCTGCAGGAATCAGAGCTGTTAAGACAATTGCTCAGACAGCAGTTGCGACAATCGGAACCGCGACAGTCCTTGGAAGCGTTGACTGGAAGATGGTCGTATCTGCGTCCGTTCTTTCCGGCGTTTTATCCTTGCTTACATCTGTAGCAGGGCTTCCAGAACTGAAAACAGGCACAGATGAATAGAAAGGACGGTGATCCTTTTATCTCCCGGATGCAGGGTTACGCATCAGAGCCATGTGGCTCTTTTTTATTGTGATTTTATAGCTGAAAAGCAGAAAGGAGCCGAATATGGCAGAAAAAGGAAATATAGCAGGCGTAAGTACCGTTGGTTCGCTTACTGGATATGCAGTCGAAACAACAGCAGGTACTAAACCGACAACATTTAAACTTCTTCACAGAATCAATGCTTCTGATGAAATCAAAATTGACGTGGAGACAATCGACGCTTCCGCACTTGAAGATGAAGTCGAAAGAACTATTGCAGGACGTGGTTCTACAGGTGGTACATTCAACGTAACTGTGAATGTAACTGATGAAACTATCACTGAATGGGAAACCTTAATCAGCGAATATAAAACAGGAAAAACAGATGGAAAATCTATGTGGTATGAAGAATATTTCCCGTCTCTTAAGAAAGCATTCTTCACAAAAATCGAGCCACCGACAATCATTCCTAAACCGGCGAGAGATCAGAATGGCCTGTTAACCGTTGAAATGTCTCTTACTATCAATGAATATGTCGGCCCGAGTGAAGCAGTAGTTCCAACTGACAGCGGCCTTTAAACACATTTGGGAGGACAAATAATATGTATAAAGTTTTAAAAATCGGCGGCAAAGACTACAAACTTGAATATGGAATTGAAGCATCACTGTTTGATGATTGTGTGAAATCCGTAATGAATATGCTGGTTTCCACAAGCGGTGGAACGGACAGGAGTCTTAAGGAAATGGTTTCTGGAATGAGTAGTATTCCAAATACTGCACTCAATGCGTTCTATGCCGGATTACTTCAATATCACGGCAACCATTCTGACGGTGATGGCACTGTCCCGGACTTAGATACCGCCAAAAAACTTGCAACACAGTATATGACCGAACATAAAGATGATGAGCAGGGTAACTTCTATGGCCTTTTCGCCATGTGCATTGAACAGATGGAGGAAGATGGTTTTTTCAAGTTAACCGGTCTGGAAACCTTCATGGACAACATGAATGCGGCAATGGACTCTGTGAAAGCGAAGAAAGCGCCGAAGAAGCCAACAGATCACCTGAAAAAAGCTACAGTGAAATAATCTGGGATGAATTATATCCAATGGCTGTGCGCATTGGGATGTCAAAAAAAGAATTTCTTAGGAGCACTCTTAAGGACCTGAGAATCCGTATAGAACAATATGGAATCTTAAAGAACGAAGAAATTCAGTCGCAGTTGATAAACATGGACTATCAGTCGTGGCTGACCGGATTGTACGTGAAAACAAGTGTTTTGTGTACATTGTTCCCGAGAAAGGTTAGCTATCCGAGCAAACCAATTACGCAGGAAAAACAGAATAATTGGGTTGAACACAATCCAGATATGCCAAAGAAATCAGAAGCAGAACTAAGACAAGAAGAACGTTACTACGAACTTCTTATCAGGCAGGCAAATGCAAATATATCTGAAATAGGTAATGAAAAGGGCAAGCAGGATGAATAGTAGTCTTGCTTGCCCTTTATTTTTTTTGAAATAAAGGAGGTGCTTATATGCCTGACAACACAATAGATAGCCTTGCGATAGAGGTCAGCAGTAACGTATCAAATGCAAGTAAATCCATTGATGATTTATGCAATAAACTGAATCGCCTGAGCAGTCGTATGTCTGAGAGCATCAAGTATCTCAGAGACTTTTCAGCTTCCGTCGGTACGGTCAACTCTGCTGTTCAAGCACTTAAATTGGACAGGCTTGATTTATCAACGATAAACAGTCAATTGCAACAGTTTACGCAGTCCATGAGTGCGCTCGGTAGCCTGAACTTGAGAAACAACGGATTAAACTCATTCGTAAATGCAATCCGCAGATTGAACGAAACATTAAATTCCACAGGTGATGTGTCTGGAAAGATTCAGAGCATGATTTCTGAGCTATCCACGCTTGGCAGTATTCCAGACGTATCAAACAACGTGAACCGGTTTATTTCTTCGTTGGCAAGATTGGCGAATGCAGGCAGCTCTATTGATGCAGTTACATCAAAACTTCCAAATCTTGGTGAAGAACTTAGAAAAATCATAGTTTCATTCTCTGGAATAGGTAATATTTCTCAGCCAATTAATACATTTGTTCAGTCAATATCTCAGTTGGCAAATGCAGGAGATAAAACCGGAAAGACAGCAACTCAGCTTAATGATCTGGCAAATAGCCTAAAATCATTCTTCCAGACGATGAGTACCGCTCCTAGAATCAGTAGCAGTACAATTCAAATGACTCAGGCTGTTGCTCAGTTGGCAAATTCTGGGGCGAATGCCGGTAGAGCGGCAAGGTCTACTGCAAGTGCATTTTCAGGATTGGGACAGGGTGCGGCCACTTCGACAGGAAAGGTCAAAAAACTTGCAAACGCCGTTGGAAGTGTAGGAAGCAAGGCAAAGAAAAGTTTGCCTAGCATCATGTCTCTGGTGGCAAAATTCTGGACGTTGAAATTTGTTGTTGGAAAATTTGGAAGCGCAATTGAAAGTTCCATGAATTTTCTCGAAGATTACAACTACTTTCAAGCGGCGTTTCGTCAGGTAGCAGATAAAGCAGGAGAAACTTGGTCAGAGGCAGGCTATGATTCTGCGGAAGCTTATGCAAATTCATTTAGTAATAGAGCTAGAGAACTTACATCCAAAATGTCTGGGTTCGATGTTTCCGATAATGCGATTTTGACCGCAAATAAATCAGGTAAATCACTCGGTATGGACCCGTCCATGCTCTTGAATTATCAAGGCCAGTTTGCACAGTTGTCGTCCTCCATGGGAACAACTTCTGAACAGGCATTAAAACTGTCGAATGCACTGACTATGATCGGTGCTGACCTTGCATCTGTTAAGAATCTTGATTTTAGCACAGTTTATGAGAACTTATCCTCTGGATTAGTAGGTATGAGCCGTGCTGTAGACAAATATGGTGCAAACATTCGTGTGGCAAACTTACAGCAATATGCGGCAAATCTTGGTATACAAACGTCTGTTTCTAATATGGACCAGGCAAGTAAGGCAATGCTGAGAACGATAGTAATACTGGATTCCACCCGGTACGCATGGGCGGATATGGCAAATACGATAAATATGCCAGCCAACCAGTTACGTATACTTCGTGCAAACTTAGTATCCTGTGCCAGAGCATTAGGTAACATCTTTATGCCTGTAGTTGCGGCAGTGCTTCCATACATCAATGGTCTTGTGATCGCATTCCAGAGACTTTTGACATACATTGGTTCGCTTCTTGGAGTTGATACCAAAATCGGAAAAATGTTCGGTTCTATCGGTGGTGGAAGTGAAAATCTCTCGAATGCACTTGATTCCATAGACGATTCTGGAATTTCGGACGTAAATGATGCTACAAAAGATACAGACAATAATCTGAAAAATGCAACCAAGAGCGCAAAAAAATTAAAACAGTTCCTCGCATCCTATGATGAACTTGAAATTATGAGCAAAGACGATAGTTCTCTGTCAGACCTTGCAAATTCTAAAATTAAAACGCCAAAAATTGACACATCTGCAATTGATGCAGGAATCCTCAACGATGCACTGGATAAACTTTTGAACGAATACCAGAAGAAATGGGATGCTGCCTACAACTCCATGGAAAACAAGGCTATGGCGTTCGCTAATAAGGTCACAGACACATTTAAGAAACTTGCAAAAGCCGCAGAACCTACCACAAAAGCACTGAAAAATCTTTGGAACAATGGATTGAAGCAGCTCAGAGATTTCACATGGACAGCATTAAAAGATTTCTGGAATCATTTTTTAGTTCCGCTTGGCAAGTGGACGCTTGGGGAAAAAGGATTACCACGACTAATCAATGCTTTTAACGATTTTCTTGTGAAAATCAACTGGGACAAAATCAATGCTTCCCTTGTACAGTTATGGGGTGTATTAGAGCCATTTGCTGAGAATGTCGGAACTGGCTTACTTGATTTCTTCGATGATTTCTTTGACAAGGCGGCAGATGGAGTTAATAAACTTCCTGATCTGATTGACAGGTTCAAAGAGTTTATCGCAGCATTCTCACCGAAGCAAGCACAGTCTATCGGATATTTCCTCGGACAGCTCCTGACAGCTTTTGTAGCATTTAAAGGGCTTACATGGTTTGGAAGTATTTTCGGTAAAGATGGAGCGATAGGCAAAGGAATCACCATGTTAGCAACGCATCCATATGCTTCGATAGCGGTAGGATTAGGCCTTACCGTTGCTGCACTTGATAAATTTGGAGTAATTGATGTTGATTGGGACGGGTTATGGACAAGAATCGGGAATCTCAAAGACGTAATTGTGAATTTCATCAAAAACATTGATTGGGATTCGTTAATAAAAACAATCGGCGATGTATGGGATGTATTCCAGCCATTTGCTGAAGGATTCGCAGATGGATTTATCAGCTTTTTCGATATAATGCTGAACGATATTGGTGCCCCACTGATTAATACATTAGTAAGCGTCTTAGATGCTTTCGCAAAAGCCTTAGGAAAGCTTGACGATAAGCAGATAGAAGCTCTTGGCGAAGCTCTAGCACGGTTTTTTATTATAAGGGGAAGCATTAAGTTTGCCCGAAATATATACAATGTAGTCAGTTCTATCAGCGCACTCAGAACAATCTTCGGTGGGTTAGGAACGGTTCTTTCCACAGCCAGTGGTGCATTGCAGACATTCTTTGGCTCTGGACTTGGTTCTACGCTTGCGGCAGGATTCGCAGACAGCATGGTTGTCTTAGGAACTGCAATGGCAGGTTTCAACCTCGGAAAGTGGATAAGTGTTAATCTGTTCGGCGGCGAAGATAAAACTTTTGGAGAGTTTTTGGAAGATAATGTATTCGGATATCAAAAAGGAGATTTTACCGGTGCTATCAACGAATGGATGAAAGATATATTCGGAGTCGGTAATAAACTTACAGAGGATGATTTAAAGGTATTTCAAGAGTATGAAGATGCTATTCTCGGTTTGGTTCACGCAAGCCAGATTTCAGGCGAACAAGCATATCCTTTATTAACATTCCTTTCCGAATTGAAAGATAACGGATATAGCACAGAACAGGCATTATTTGAACTCGAACTTAAACTTAATAATCTTGGGGTTTCATCAGAGGACTTCGAGAATGCGATATCAGGAGTAAATAAACCAGTCAAAGACCTTGGAGATACAGCGGAAACATCCTCTAATCAGTTTTCAAATATGGCTGATCGGATTAACAATGTGTCGTTTGAGGATATCTCAGAACAGCTTACAGGATTCCAGACGCTTATCCAGACCGTTGACTTTGCAACTCTGGTAACAGATACGGCAAACGCAATTGATGAGATGGGCGGCATCTGGGAAAATGGAAAACAGATTCTCGGCGAAAAAGCATTACAGATTTATCAGGAAATTGCAAAGGGATTAGAGCCGGACGATAACGGTTACTATACTTTGGCAAACGGACAGATGGTGCAGTTTGGAAAAGGTATTTCTGACTATGAAAGTACTCTGCAAAGCACAATGGATTCAACTCTGCAGGGGGTAATCAACGGCGTTCTGGACAACAATTCTGGTTTTGAATTAGTTACAGAACTCGGAAAGAATCAGATTCTTGCCGTAGGTAGTGGGATTGAGCAAAACGGCAGTAAAGTCACTGAAAAGCTTAACTCAACAATTCAATCATCTGCGAAAGGTGCAGAAGAAACTGCGAAATCAAGCGGCAAAACCCTTGGAAGCAACATTGCAGAGGGATTACAGACTGGAATTAACGGGAAGAAAGAAAGCACAAAGACTTCGATTCTTGATCTAATGAATAACAGCGTAAAAGCCCCTGCACAGGAAGCAGTAGACTCCCATTCTCCGTCCAGATGGTTCAAGCAGCTTGCAGAGTACTGCGGTCAAGGATTCCGAAACGGATTAGAGCCGGGCTTTTCTGCGTCGTTCACATGGTTCGGAAGAATCCGAAGCAGAATCAGCAATTCCATTGGAAACCTGTATAATATCGGTTGGAACTCTATTATTGGCTTAAATAATGGAATTGTAGGCGCGGCACAACAGCTTTATGCAAATGTGCAAAAAATCGCACAAAATATATCAAATACGTTCCGCAAAGTTCTTAAGATTCATAGCCCGTCGCAGGTAATGATGGAACTCGGTGGATTTACCGTTGAGGGATTCCAACTCGGTATGCAGAATATGCTTCCGAAAGTTGAATCCACCATCAATGATATAAGCGCCGAAGTGCAAAAAATTAATACACCAACCGCAGACATTATCACAAAGAGTGCATCCTATCAGGAAATAAAGAGCAGAATGTCAGTTGATACAGATGATTTTGTGGATGATATGCGAAAAGAAATCATGGCAATCAGCAGTAACACGTTTGACAATAATCAGATGATCGGGCAGGCGGTCAAAAACGCCCTGAACGGCATGGCAATCTACGCAGATGGACATCTGATTGGGTATCTGAAAGAAGAAAATCAGCAGTTCAGAAACCGTAATGGCTACGGACTGTTTGAAGGGTAGGTGATAGAATGAGTGACTTTATTGCAGGAAGTAGTTTTCAAGGTTATTTTTTAAAGTTCGGGGGAAGCGTTCTCCCGAACAAATTCTTAGCCTACGATGATTATTCCGCAACTCCGAATCAGCGAACAGAGATAGAAGCCTATAGAGACTTGAACAATCTCTTGCATAGGGACACAAGCCCTAATTTGAAGACAAAAATAGACTTCAACACACGACCGATGTGGTTGCCAGATAAAATTGAAATGCAGTCTGTTTTCACGTCAGGCTTAGTCAATAAGGCACAGCGGAAGTACAAAGTTACATACTGGAACGACGAAGAAAACACCTACAAAACAGGCACTTTTTACATGCCTGATATTGAATACAAACCTATCAGAGTCGTAGGAAATAACATTTTGTATAACAAAATCAGAATCGCACTGATCGAATACTAACAGCCAGAGTGCATGGGTGTCACAGCTCATGTGCTCTTTTGTTTTATAGACGGGAGGAAAACTATGGCTACACCTGTAAGCATTGTGGCAAAAAGTTACTCTAATACATGCTATTTTGTTGGAGATACAAGCAATGTAAGAGTAAAAAGTATAAAAGTAACTTATGATGATGAAACAGTAGAAACAATAACAGATGGCTATACGGTATCTCAAATAGACACATCTGAGGCGGGAGAAAAAAAAGCAAAGGTCGAATATTTGGGATTAACCGCAGAAATTTCCGTTATAGTATTGGATTCATATAATGTTCAGGCAGGTACTCCAAATTTAGAAGATGTAACAATTACACTTAATCTTGACACAGGGATTATGAATATATCGGGCATAGGAGAATTTTTAAGTTTATATAATATTGATAATACCCCAAATTCAATAAGTTCTCGTATAAAATCATTAAATATCGGAGACGGCATTACTAAAATCCCGAGCGGATGCTTTAGTGGAAATGAAAATCTCGAAGAAATTTTATTTCCAGACACTTTAGTTGAAATTGAAGGAGGAAATTTTTATAATTCTCCTAAAATAAACAAACTTACATTTCCAGAATCTCTAAAGAGAATAAATGGTGGATGTTTTGGATCACTTCCCAGTTTGGAAACAATAATATTTAACGAGGGACTTGAAACGATAGATGGCGGATCGTTTATTGGGTGCCCATTGATTACGGATTTAATTCTTCCGTCTACATTAAAAAATATGCCATATAGTTTTCAAGGAAATACTCTTGAAAATTTGGTAATAGGTGGAGAAGGCGCGCCTTTTCTGCATAGTGGTGAGAATGGAATAATTGGCATTTCTGCAAAAAATATGACCATTCGCGGAGGCACAATAGGCATTAGCGCATTTTATGGAAAAACAGACATAGAGACTGTTACTTTAAATGGAGGGGTAAAGTTTGATAGCACTGGTCAATTTCAAGGATGTTCTAATTTATCAAATATAACTATAGACAATGGAGTCGCAAATATTCCGGCAAATTGTTTTTCTAATTGCGCTATTGAAAACGTTATTCTTCCTGACAGTGTTTTAGAATTAGGGCAAAATTCTTTTTCTGGATGCACATCTTTAAAGAATATAACATTATCTAAAAATATAAAAAAGATTCCAAATAGTTGTTTTAGCGGTTGCGGATTTGAGACTTTTACAATTTCTGATGATTTGGAAATTGAAGAACTTGAAAATGTTGTATTTCAGGGATGCTCCAATTTAAAAATGGTGTATATCGGGAAGAATGTAAAAACAATCGGACCGGGTTGCTTTGCTTCTATTGGCTCCCCTTCGACTATAATTCAAATTAATCAGAAAAAAGATGCTATTTCTGGTTCTCCATGGGCGGCTTCAAATGCGACGGTGGAATGGATAGCCAAGGAAGTTGTTAAAATAGAATTGACATCATTACCAGATAAATTGAAATACAAAGATGGAGAATCTTTTGATAGCTCTGGCTTAATTGTGACAGTAACTTATGATGACGGAACAGTGCAGGAAACGACAAATTATACGCTTTCTTTGCCGGATATGTCAACTGCCGGAACTAAGACTGTTACTGTAACATGTGGTAGTCAGACAGCTACATTTGATATAACGGTTATTTCTATATCTAAAATCGAAGTCACCACACCGCCAACCAAACTAGAATATCACAAAGGTGATGCCTTAGACACAACCGGAATGGTAATTTCTGCAGTCTGGACAGACGGCTCAAAAGAGGTTCTGACAGATGGATATACGGTGTCAGACTTAGACAGCACTGAAACAGGCGAAAAAACTATCACGATCACATATCAGACATTCACAGCAACATTCACTGTAGAAGTCGTGGCAGATACTACCGGAATCCGAATCACAAGTTTTCCGTCCAAGGTCTACTATAAAATCGGAGAAGCATTCGACCCGTCTGGGCTGACTGTCGCAGAAGTAAGACAGGATGGAACCGAGAAAGAAATCACAGATTATGATATTTCTGGCTTCGATAGTTCCACCGCAGGTTCCAAGACTATCACGGTTTCTTATAATACAACAACCAACGGTGTTTCCAAATTTGTCGGTTCTGATAGCTTTCAAATTAAAGTCACAAACGATGGAAAAAACCCATTTGACGACAGTTCAAGTGGTGACTCTGGCGGTGGTTCTGGTGAAATCGAAGAAGAAAAAACCGAGCCAATAAATGTAACAGTACACTGGATTAACGGTGAATTTGCTGACCTTACAAATGAAAATATCGACCAGAATACACTTACTTTGCAGGAGTCTATTTGTTCTGAAAGCTATTTCATTTTCGGCGGTTGTGTCTGCAATCAGATAACGTTTCAGGCTCACCACGATCAGTTCAATGGCACTTCGGAAGAGTTTTATCCGTCTGGGAAAATCGAAGTTTACATCGAGAGAAAAGGAACAAAAATCAAAATCTTCACAGGCGAAATCGACAGCGCAGAGCGGAAAGCAAATTCCCTGACACGTAATTTTATCGCATACGATTATCTGTATAAATTACGAAATACTGACATTGCAAGGTGGTATAAAAACCAGACGACTGATAAGAAGAAAAAGCTGACTCAAAAGCAATTCAGGGATAAATTATTTGAGTTTTTAGGGCTTGAACAGGTCAGTACAAAGTTGCATTGGGACGACACCTATGTCCCTGATACGAATAACTCAAATGAAATGAACGTAGTAAATATTCTGAAAGATTTATGCTTGCAGAATGATCGCTTTGGATGGATGAACAGGGATGGAAAATTTGAGTATTTAAAACTCCGCCAGAACAGTTACAGATACGGGCAGACCACCGGTAATCAGAACATTTATAAATACTACAACAACGAAGAAATTCACCTCGATACATTTAAAAGTTTTACCGCAAAAGAGGGCAGAATCTGGTTCCCAAATATTATATTTTGTGACCCTGACCCGAATAGAGCCTTTGGCTTTACACAAGGCGACTATACAGCGCAAGAAGCGTATGATAACAACGTTTATTACAATAGAAATAGCTTCTTTGTAGGAAATGAAGACTGGCTGAATTACGTTTGGAACGCTGACGAATATGGCGGTATTTCAAGGTCTGAACCAATTATGAAGATTTGCTATGGCGTATTCGTAAATCAAGATTTGCGGAAATATTATCGTGCTCAGGGATATACCGCCGAGGTTCAGGGAAACCCACTGAACATGGTTGGACAGGCAGTCGAACTCTACTATAAAAAGCAGATTCAGCACGACAATCAGGAGCCTACAGAACTGCAATGGTACGTTCATTCATACATCATGAGCAGGACACTCAAAATCGGCGCTACAGACATGATTGACACCTATTCTGCCAATAATGCACCGTTCAACAGCAATAGCCGACAACTTGGAAAAGACACGCCTGAGATATCCGCAACCGTCAACCGCACCCGATCAGAAATGCCGACAATCAGCTATGCGGAATTTACGGACGGTTCGGATTCTGAATTTTCACCGGCAATGATTTACGATTTTACGGATGGTTCTGGCGGTTCTGGAAGCGCTTCTGAGCAATTAAAAAAGGCACAATTAAGGTGTGTAAAGCGAATAAAAAAAGCTGATTACGACGCTCTTGTAGCCGCAGGAACTGACCGAGCAGATACATTGTATTTCACATTTGAGGAGAAATGATAGGATGATATATAAGGCATTTTTGAACAGACAGGAAATCACTGGGTTTCCTGTCAAAGGCAAGGAAACGAGTGAGATATGGGGTGGCGATACATTGTTGTGGAAGAAATCGGGAGCTCAGGATTATTTCAAATTTGAATATGAGGGCACGATTATTTTTGGAATTAAAGGGACAAACATTTCTATTGATTGGGGCGACGGCAAGAAAGAAACATTTTCCAATGAATATGAAAATGCCAAATTAAGCAACAAAGATAATTACATTACCCATATTCCTATAAGTGACGGTAGACATATAACAGAGATATACGGAACAAACTTAGAGGTTCAGTTTGGATATAACTGGATTAGCACTACCTTTGGAGCATTAGCACTTACAAAAGTTTTGTCCCCACTTCCTAGAAGCTCAAGTAAACTCTTAGCGTATAAGTTTTATGAATGCGAAAATCTCGAAAGCGTTCCAGAAGATTTATTTAAAAATTGTGGAGACGCGACAGGCGCTCTTCAAACTTTTATGGATACGCCTAAGTTGAAAACCATATCTGAAAAATTGTTTGATTATACTCCTAAATTACAAACTGCAACATGGACTTTTAGAGAATCAGGAATAGAAATAATTCCGGGAAAACTTTTTTCAAAGTGTGAAGAACTGAATGGCGCGACATCTTGTTTTGAAGATTGTACTGGCTTAAAAACAGCAGGCGACGGTTTTTTGTCAAAGCAGAAAATGATTGTTATGCACGGAATTTTCACAGGATGTTCAAGCCTAACTAAAGTGGGAGAAGATTTCTTCAAGAATGCCGATCCCCTTTCAAGTGAAAATGCATGGGGATTTAACAGTGTTTTTTCTGGATGCACTGAGCTGACTCAGGCTCCTAATTTCTATGCAAAATTTCCTACATTAACTAACACACAAAGGACTGGTCGATGCTATTACAAATGCGAAAAATTGCCGTTTTATTCATCTCTTCCTGATAGATGGAAATAACTAAAATCATTGAGTTTTCACCCCAAATATGCTGTAATAAACCCATAAAAATTCGCATCTGATTCTTAAAAGAATCCAGAGCCGAGCGGAACGAGTCAAGCCAAAATGGACTCAATCCATCGGCTCTTTTTGCTTATTTTAATGTTAATTTTTGCAAATAAGAACCCCAGAATCGCAAATAAGAGCGCATTTTTCTTTAAAATCAAAATAAGCCCTTATTCGCCAAAATAATCTCAAAATCTCAGTCCCGAACGTACTAAAATGTAACTATATTAAAAATAAAAAATGAATAATTTGTAAACGTAAATTTTATTTGTTTTCAGAATAAATCAATCATCTGAGAAAATAATAAAATTCAGAAATAAGTATTCTGTCAACGAGCAATTTTCGTTTACATAATATCTCAATGTAACGTTACAATAACGTTACCAGTAACGCAATGTAACGCAATAGAATAAGAATAAGAAATAGAATAAGAATATAATTAATATATATACGAGATATATATTAATCGTCGAATAAGCGCTATTCGACCATGACATTCTTAGTTCGTTTCAGCCCAAAGCAAACCATTTCCATTAGTAACCTTGTATTTGACTCATATAGCGATTTTATGTGCGATTCGATAAAATCCTCGAATAACATATAAAAATTGATTTTAGGGGCAAATACGGAGCTTACAAGGTGTGTTTAACAGAAAGGAGCAACGTGATATGACAAACGAACAGAAAACAGTTCTCAGGAAGATTATTTATGCAGTCGAAACCGGTGGACAGGTTTACGGACAACAGGATTATTCGGACTTCACAGAAGCCTATGAGAACAATTCAGATGAACACGCAATCACAATTGGAGCAGGAGCGTGGTACGGAACCGAAGCTAAAACACTTCTGGAACGAATTTACGATGCCGACCCGGAACAGTGGGAGAAGATAGACAAGGTCAGACTTCTGGAACAGGTCCAGACCGCAAACTGGGAATGCTTTAACATTTCAAGAGTGTCGCAGCTTGCCGACACTATAGTTGCCCTTATTTCCTCCGATTTGGGTATTAAATGCCAAGATAACCTTATGGATGAACAATTAGCCACCTATGCAGACGAAGCCTTTGAACAGGGCGTTACGAACGCTAGAGCGCAAGCTATGTGTGTGAACTTTAGACACCAAGGCGGACAGGGAGCAGTAACGAGGATTCTGGCAAAGACCCAGAAACCATATACGCTCGATAATCTCTATGCAGCCTGTCAGACGGACACAGGGAACCAAGTCGGGGCATATAAGGATAGACAAAGATTTGTTTATAACACATTAAAAACATATTTTCCAGAAAGTGAGGAGACAGACATGAACGCAATTGATAAATTAATCCAGATCGCAAAGAATGAAACCGGATATCTTGAAAAGGCAAGCAATAGTCAGCTTGATAACAAAACAGCAAATGCAGGATCCGCAAATTATACAAAATATTGGCGAGATATTAAACCGGATTATCAAGGACAGCCATGGTGCGCTGCATTCGTTTCGTGGTGCATGATGAAAGCATTCGGCTTAGACACAGCAAAGAAACTTTTGAAACACTGGCCATACGTTTACTGCCCGACAATGGCAGATTTGTTTACTTTGAACAGCAATCCAAAAGTCGGAGACATTGTTATTTTCTACAGAAACGGAGAATTTACGCATACTGGAATCGTAATAAAAGTGTCAGGAGATCGGTTCTGGACAGTCGAAGGAAATACTTCTGGTGGCTTTACAATTATCGCAAATGGCGGTGGTGTATGCCAGAAAAGTTACTACAACAGCAACCTTCCCGGAACAAAATTCTGCACTCCAAATTACAGTTTAGTTAAAAATACAACGTCAGTTTCAGACTCAGATACAGTCAAAAAGCAGAACACCAGAGCCTACATTGCGCAGATTAAAAAAGGCACAAAATGTTATACAAAATCAAACAAAAATAGCCCATCTAAACTGTTCCCAAAACTGAAAAAAGGTGCAGTTGTAGAGGTGATGAAGTACACGGAAACCGACAGTTCAGGGTTGAAATGGTACTTCATCCGCATCCCTTATCCGAACGATGCTGGGTTCGTTTTTGAGTTTATCCCGAAGGGAACGTTTACCAGAATCACAGAAATTTCTAAATGACAGTTGTAATATAATCTTTATAATGCTATAATAAACGTGTTCGATATAGTAGTTCGTATTGCAAACCCTTTTATTTATTAAGTGTTGAAAATGAAAATGACCGCCAATTACTCCTTCCCGGGTTGGCGGTCATTTTCGCTGTCAGCTTATGTAATTTTCATATTTTTCTTTGATTTCTTTTGCCCCATTCTGTCTTATCTGGACAACATCCCCAGAATCCATGATGAAATTATCTCCTGCCGACTGGATGTGATCCATGTTCACCAGATAACTCTGATGGCAGCGCAAGAATCGCTTATCAGACAGCTTTTCTTCCAGATCGTTCAGCTTGCAAGTAGTCACAAAACATCGGTTATTTGTAGCGAAAATATGGCAAACTCTTGCCTGACTCTCGACGTACTCAATTTCATCGTATTTGAGCCGGTTTATCTGCCTGTGGAATTTGAACGTCAATGTTTCGTCCCTCATCTGTGACAGAATCTCGTCGATAGCCCGGTATATTCTACCGTATTCCTTGCCCTTGACCGCATACTGCATAGCACCGACGTCGAATGCTTCTTGCAGATGAGAATCGTCGGCTGTCCAGAATATAATCTTTCCATCATATCCAATATCTCGGAGCCGGTTCGCAATCTCCAAACCGTTCTCATTTTCCAGAATCATATCCAGTACAATTACATCGTACCATTTACCCTCTTTCACATCTTCAACAAGCGGATAACCTGCCGAATACTCGTTGATTTCATAGCGATAATCTCTTTTGCGCCGTAAGAATCCCGATACGCACTCTTTAAACAAGTCAACTTCAAGCTGGTTATCGTCACATATGGCTATTCTCATATGCGCACCCTCCTTTCGTAGTCTCAATTTGTCAAAATACGCCATGATTTTGACAGTACACACATTTTTCTTTTTGTTTGTGGTATTATTGTCCCACAAACAAAGTGTAGCACTTGAAATTGTTAGTGTAAAGCATTAAAGTTTGACATAATTCGCAAAATATGGTTTCTGTGTCCGGGAGGATGTGTGGATAGAGAGACTGCCTGCAAGAACGACAGGCAAAAGAAAGAGGGGCGGTTGCCCCTCTTGTTTATTTCGCTAAATACAAAACTGAAACAGTATCTATTTTTACACACATTCCATTCTCTAACGGTAGATTCCCAATTTCACTGGAATATAAAGAATTAATGCTTTCTAAGTCAGAACCAAGACTTTCTTTATATTTTTTTGAAGCAACATGGTATTCTTCTGAATGTTCGTAATCATCATTCTTATAATCATCGTAGCTGTCATATACGCTGATAATTCCTGCTCCGTCGGTTATTGAAAAGGTGTACTTTCCGGCAGGAATATCTTCGCCAATAATATAAACACCTGGATTTAGCCTGCCGGTATCATCAAGAGAATCGTTTTCCTGAGAATTAGAATTTTCACTTTCCACGTCTTTTAAAATAGCTTCTTTTAATTTAGTTCCGTCTGAAAGACGCGTGATTGATAGCGAATCATCCCAAATTGAGCAAGCCAGAGTATCATTTTTGAAATTCCAAACGTTTGTTAGAACTACTCCATCATAACCACCCTTATAGAAATCATCAGTAACATAATCATAATCATACCAATCCTGCTGAGATGCTTCCGACAATACACCGGAAACCTTTGAAGCAAATGTGCCAACTTCATCATCTGGCACGTTCTCACTTATAACGACGCTTAGATGCAAGGATTTAGTGTTTTGGTCAATCACACACTCAGATGCTTCGACAAACCCATCTTCACCATTGATCTTATTAAGCATTTCATTAATGTTGTCAAAGGAAGTAGCACTGGCATTGACAGGAGAAATGCATAAAAAAGCACACATCGTCATAATTCCACAAACTCTCTTTTTCATAAAATCCTCTTTTCTGCTAAAGAAATCTCATATACTGCACTGCAATAAAAACTACTTCAATGATTCCGACAATAATTCCGAACCATGAGCCAATATGTCTATATTCCTCTTTCTTTGTGCCAATATCTACTAATCCTACAATTGCTCCTGCCAGAGCCAGTGGAAACGACAGGATAATTGGCAATGGAAGAATGAATGCCACACCTGCCAGAATACAGGAAATGACGCTCAGGGTTGAATCTTTCTTCTTTTCGCCTTTGCTCATACAATCCCCTCCCTTGTTAAAATTTTATAATATTATACCACCTCATACAAACTGTGCATAGTAAAATATCAAAAAAGTAGATTATTTTTGCAGAAAAACTCCCTGATTTTGCACTTCCCAGAAAAATTACACAAGTGTGTGCTATAATGCGTGATATATTTTTAGAAAGAGTTGGTAGTAATGGAGAAGAACAGATACAGGATAGTCGTATTCATCCTGATATTTTACGAAATATTCTGTGCGGTGCATATACCGTCACATGATATAGCAGAACGCCACCGCAGAGATGTGCAGATTACAAAAGAAGCTGCGAAACAAATTTATTCCGCCCAGATGCAGGAGTTGAGCGAGATCAAGGAAATTTGCAATGTCGGATGCTGTATTCACGAAAGCACAATTTGCTTTGAGATTACGAAGTTTGCCTACGAAATAACAAAAGTCCATGTGTATATTTGGCAGTTGCCAAGAGGGAATATCGGTGGTATAATGATGAAAACGAACTAATGTTCGGTTCTGTTTCCTACAAGCCGGGCATATACTGTAATGTAGGTGGTAGTTGTGACAGGGAGGGCTATTTATGGATTATAAAGAGAAAATCATGGCTTTATTAGAAAAGGTTAAAACAGAAGAAACATTAAAACGGGTATATAAACTGTTAGAATATTTGTATTTAAAAGAAAAGTAAAAATAAAAGCCCCTGCGTTTACAGGGGCAAATTTGTTATTCTGTTTTTAAATCATCTGGAGAAGCCGAAAAATAATATTCGAACTTAGAACTATCATATTTTGATCCTATCATTTCATTGATTTTGTCCGCAATGGCAGTTCCCATTTCTTCTCCAAATTCCGAATCCTCTACTTTAGTTTTCTTATACTCCGTAAAGATGTTACCCCACCAATATATATTTGGCTTTTGGACTATCCCTTAAAAACGCGCCCGCATTTTTTGCATTGATATTTAGTAGAAAAGAAACCCCTGCTAATTATCTGTACATTGGCACTCCGACAAGTGATTGCCGGGCATTTTATTTTTCTGGTAATTTTGTCGATAGTTTTTCTTTTTCTCATTTAAGTCCTCCTTGGTGATTTTTTATATATTATAATACACAAAGGACTGATAGTATAGTTAAAACGCAAAAAAGACTGGGATTTTTACCCCAGTCCTTTTTATTAGTTGCTTTCTAATTCGGTCAAAATTTCTTCAAGCTGTTTCCAATGCTCTTCACTAAGCTTTGCGAATTTAACAAGGATTTTTTTTGCAAATTCATTATCCCCGGTCATTACCGAATCTACGATAGCCTGCGCATCGCCATCGTCGTCCATAAACATGTTACCGTCGCCGCTCACAAGCCAGTCATAAGAAACCTTATAAGTAGTACAGATCAATTTTAGAAAATCGTCATCTGGAACTGTTCTTCCAAGTTCTATATTTTCAATTTTACCACGGCTTTTTAAACCGAGTTTTTTTGCAAAGTCTTCTCTTGAAAGTCCTAAGTATTTTCGCAGCTCTTTCAACCGCTCGCCCATTTACCCACCTCCTTTCTTTATTTTATGGTAACAGTATAACATTTTTAAAATACGTTGTCAACGTAAAAATATTTAAAAACACGTTGACAATGCGTTATAGATGTGATATTATACGTTCATAACGTAAGAGATGTGGAGGTGAACAAATGTCAGAAGAAAAGAGACAGCTTATCAGAGATGTAACAACACGAATCAATAAGCTTCCGGTAGATAAGCAACACTACATTTTGGGATACATGAATGGCGTTGCTGATACTGTTGAGAGTGATACTCAGAAAGAAGAAGCAACAATTAGAGATAGTAATTAGAGAGGAGACGATATTACGGAACAGTTAATACCTATTAATTACAGTAGTGAACAACCTACTGTATCAGCCAGAGAGCTGTATGCAGGGCTTGAAATTACAGACAGATTTTCGAGATGGTTTGAAAGAATGTCTACATATGGTTTCGCTGAGGGAAGCGATTTTACAAGCGTGAAAAGTTCCACACTTGTAAATAACGGAGCAGAAAGAGAAATTTCTGATTATCAAGTTTCTATAGACATGGCAAAACAGATTTGCATGATTCAGCGGTCAGAAAAAGGCAGACAATACCGACAGTATTTCATAGACCTCGAAAAAGCATGGAACACACCAGAACAGGTTTTTGCCAGAGCATTGAAGATGGCAGACCAGACCATTGCGAAGTTGAAAGATTCGGTCAAGTTACTGTCAACGGAAATCAGTGTCAAAAACCAGATAATCGGCGAACTGAAACCGAAAGCCGACTACTATGATGAAATCTTAAAGAATCCGGGACTTGTGACCATTACCCAGATTGCTAAGGATTATGGAATGTCTGGGAAGAAGATGAACGATATTCTGCATGACATCGGAATCCAGTACAAGCAGAGCGGACAGTGGTTACTGTACAGCAAATATCACTGTATGGGCTATACACATTCCGAGACCGTTGATATCGTGAGATCGGACGGTAGACCGGATGTGAAGATGAATACTAAGTGGTCACAGAAAGGAAGAATATTTCTTTACGACAAGCTGAAAGAGAGTGGGATTCTTCCGGTGATTGAGCAGGAGATGACAAAATGATAAAAACTGATGAACTTCGAGGAATATTTGCGAAGAATAGAAAATCTCAGACGGACGTTGCCAAAATGCTTGGAATTACGCCAAAAACATTTTATGGAAAGATGCAGAAAGGAATTTTCAACAGTAATGAGATTCAGACAATGATTGATGAATTTCATATCGAAGACCCGATTGATGTTTTCTTTTCTAAAGCAAATTAAGTAGGAGGTGAGAATGTGACAGCATCCAAAATTGAAATTCGTCAAGCAAACGGCGAAAAAGGAATCTTCACAGAAATTTTTGTGGATGGGCGAAAACTCGATGGAGTAAGAAGTTTTGAATTAAAACAGAAGCCCGGAGATTCGATACCAACACTTTCGATAGACTTAAATGCTTTGGATTTATCAATTGATTTGGGAGTACTAAAGATAAATCAAACAGGTGTCGGAGAAATTGAAAGCATTAAATTCAAAGGGAGCGAAATGCCTGTTGAATTTTGTGAGACAGAATAGGCTCCCATATTTCAGAGAGCCATCGGGTTACTTGTCGAGGTTTCTCAGGATTGAACAATCGCTGGCACGATTGCAACATCCTGTAAGGCCTGCGTATCTGCATCTTAATCTGCCTTTAATTGTTTGATAATTTTTATCTTCGAGTGAAGAAGCAGATAGTTGGGTAAATTCAACCTGATAGTTTTTATTCTGTTTGGTACAGAATCCAGAATACATCATTAATCTATACCTCCTTTCATAAGGAGAGTATACCACATAAAAAATCGGAGGGACATAAAAACGGCAAAAGCATTAATCCTGTCAGCTCTGATCGGCGGTATGTCACCGTACCTGCCGTTCTGGAGATTTGACAGTGCATCACAGCCGGTTGCAGTAGCAATCGTAATATTCGCATTATCATTCGTGTTTATTTACCCGGATGAAATTAAAAGAACCGGAGGAAGAGAAAGATGATTGAGACAAAAATGGGAGAAATCACACTTAAAGGCAGTAAAGCAGAATTAATAGCTGACTTAGCGGTTGTCGTTCGAGGAATCAAAGAAACCATTATGGAAGACGGCAAAAAAACAGAGGAATCTGTGAAGCAGGAGATTGACGAAGCGGTCAAAATCGGACTGATGAACGAAGAAGAATTTAAAACTATTCAAAAAGAAAAAATCAAAGAAGTTGTAAAAACATTATTTGATGATTTACTTGGAGGGCTTTTCGATGAAGATAAAGGAGAATGATTTTAATAAAACCGTAGACGAACTATACCAGTTATGCAGACGCGTTCAGAAAGAAACCGGCAGAACGGTAGCATTTCATTTTGCAAACTACAAGATTGGATGCAGCTTACACATCAACATATATAAGAAAGAATCATTAAGAGAGTTTGATATGTACAGCATTGTAGAGGGCGGTTGTCAGCAGGAAGAGAGTGTGAAGAAAGCAACTGACCATTTGAACAAAATTTTGATGGACAACAAACGTCCGTATTGTGAGGGGGATTGCGATGAAGAAAGAAAATAAGATGGATTTCAGAGCAGAGACCGTAGCCGAGGAGTATGCAGAGCTGGTAGGCAGATTAAAGGCATTTGAAGCGTACCTGAACACAACCGAAGCAAATACGTATTTAAAGAAAGAAGTTTGCGCAGCTATACTCGGACTTAATTTGGAGGACAAGGAAAAATGAAATGCTATAAGGGATTTGACAAAGACTTAAAATGCCGTAATTTTCAGTATGAAATCGGCAAGGAGTATGAAGAAGAAAGAGCTGAGATTTGCGATACTGGATTTCATGCTTGTGAAAATCCGTTGGATGTATTTGGATATTATGCGCCGGCTGGTTCCAGATATTGCGAAGTCGAGCTGGACGCAAACGACCAGAAGTCTGATGACAGTAAACGAGTAGGAAAGAAGATTTCTATTAAAGCAGAAATCGGAATTGCCGGAATTATTAAAGCCGGTGTGGAATACATCAAAGATCAGGTTAACTGGGACGATGATAAAAAGTCCAACACCGGAGACCAGTCAGCGGCAACCAACACCGGAAACCGCTCAGCGGCAACCAACACCGGAGACCGCTCAGCGGCAACCAACACCGGAAACCGCTCAGCGGCAACCAACACCGGAGACTGGTCAGCGGCAACCAACACCGGAAACCAGTCAGCGGCAACCAACACCGGAGACCAGTCAGCGGCAACCAACACCGGAGACTGGTCAGCGGCAACCAACACCGGAAACCAG